TTTCATATTTTGCTCGAGTATTCCCTGACAAATCACGTGACAAACAGGAAAAGTTTTGGGAAAACACTGTTTTGTGTGTTTGACGTACCGGATTTCCTAAAGTTTGTGAAAACATTGTTTCTTTGTGTGACACACCGGATTTCCTAAAGTTTGTGAAAACATTGTTTCTTTGTGTGACACACTGGATTTCCTAAAGTTTGTGAAAACATTGTTTCTTTGTGTGACACACCGGATTTCAGAGCAAAAAGTGTAAACGTTTTGCAACATTTCCAGAGCAAAAAAGTGTAAACGTTTTGCAACATTTCCAGAGAAAAAAGTGCAAAAAAGTGTAAACGTTTTGCAACATTTCCAGAGCAAAAAGTGTAAACGATTTGCAACATTTCCAGAGCAAAAAGTGTAAACGTTTTGCAATATTTCCAGAGCAAAAAAAAGTGCAAAAAAGTGTAAAGTTTTGCAACATTTCCAGAGCAAAAAGTGTAAAGTTTTGCAACATTTCCAGAGCAAAAAGTGTAAAGTTTTGCAACATTTCCAGAGCAAAAAGTGTAAACGTTTTGCAACATTTCCTTAGCAAAAAAGTGTAAACGTTTTGCTTCAAGTTTCCAACGTTTTCCTCGCCGTTTGCTACGCGTTATCGTTGTTGTCATGACAATTTCTGTGGCTATTTTCCGTAGTGATGACAATTTCTGTAGCTATTTTCCGTAGTCATGACAATTTCTGTGGCTATTTTCCGTAGTCATGACAATTTCTGTGGCTATTTCCCGTTGTCATGACAATTTTTGTTGGGTTTTTGCATTGTCATGACGATTTCGATCCACAACTGCGTATAAAATGGTCCGCATTTTCGCTACCATACTCATAACCATGCCTGCTCCAGTCATTTCTACTCCGCCAGCTGCTTTTATGGCTTCGACTGCTTTAGCTCCTTTTTCGGCTGGAGCCATGATGTCGACGACGACGTTTTCATCGTTGACATCTTGCGATTGCTGTCCTTATTTAAATTCTTTGGGTGAGTTTACTGTTGTTTTGCTGCTATGTTGAACTTTTACTTATCTGTGTGTATCTGTGTGTATGTGTGTGTGTGTAGGGTTTTCGCGATTTCGTTCCCCTTTTTTCAAGTATTTCATGTCGGTGGACAATCGAGCGAAAACCATCGACTCGTCCGCCGCCTCGTGTGGCTTCTATCAATCACATTCTGCTTACGTAGTTTTTAATTGCTTGAAATGTCTCAAATCCCAATTGCAATGTCTCTATATATTTCCCTATAAATCGACGCCCATCTTTTTTAAAGTCTGCAACTGCGGCATGACGGGAATTTCGACGCAGATTGTAGGTGAAATGTTTATGATGGAATCATTCGGTGCCATGTTGCAAGCCACCGTGAAAGACATTTGGATCCAGAAATTATGTATTTACTGTGGCAACGTTGACTCTCATTCGTCGAGTTGTATTTTTTACCAACACGTGCCAGGTAAAAAGTCTCGCTCGACGTGCGTCGTTTGTTTCGAAGCCGCCACCATTCTTTTTCCCTGCAAACATGTCGTTTGTTGTCCCAATTGTGCTCTAAATGTCGACCACTGTCCGCTCTGTCGCCAACCTGCTGATTATTTTAAAATTTTAACTTTTTAGCCTATCCGATGCAGATGAATCATCCGGCGTGGGCCAAATTTGAATTGCGCTTCATCTCTTATAACAGAGATCCCAATTATTTGCATTTAGCTTCTAAAGGCTTTTTTCGTCACGCTTCGTGCAACGAAAACGTTTGCTTTGTCTGCAACTCTATCGATGAACACGCCCTTTTTTGTCCTCTGCACGACCAACGTACGCGAATCTCGGTGAATGACGCCACTCTTTGCGACGAATGTCCCAACACTGCAGACACCGTTCTCCTACCGTGCGGATGTTCGTTTCTCTGCGCCACCTGCGCTTGTCAGTACGGCATCTGCCCTCGCTGCAATACCAATATTACCGCTTTTGTTACGGTTTTTTTGAACGATGAATGAAAATTTTTTTTCTCAATAAACGAGTTGCATCATGAATACTATTTACTGCTTTTCTCTCGATAAAATGTTTGCTTCTTTTTTTAATAATGTCGCTACAGCCATTAACAGTCTAACTAATAAAGATTTTGAGTACTTTTGGAAACGCGGTCTCTATCGCCTAGTTCCTCTCACCAAGGGAGGCTTTGGAGCCATTTACGAATTAGAAATCAACGGTCACAAGGTGGTAGACCGCAAACAAGCTGATGTCATCGTCAAAATGAACAATAACGGTTTCAAACAATCGGCTCTTTTGTTTGAAGGCGTTTGGTTGCTCGACTTTGATTTGGCTGAAATTTATTTTTGCCCATTCATTTCCTATTTGAACAAAATGAAAGTCTGTCCTTTTCTCTGCAACTACATCAGTGCCAACATTGTCGACAAAGATTACGTTCTCTTCATAGAACGCTACTCGTATGAAGTCATGACTTTTTTACCGCATCTCACCGTCGACTACGTCATTCAATTTCTTTTCCAGTTAACCTATTCTTTTTACATTATCAAGCAATATTTGGGAATGGTACACTTTGATGTTCATTTACGTAACGTGATGGTGGCCAAATCGACGTCGTCATTTCTTTTGGCCGACGCCAATAAAAAACGAGGCATTTATCTGCCTCACATGGCATATGAAGCGAGGTTGATCGACTTTGGATTTTGCACCATGGATTTGCGACACAGTATCGATCCTCATTTGAGAGGCGATTTCCAGTGTGCGCCGCACAATTTCAGTCGAACACCAGCCATATCGGAACTCTTCAAGACAACTAGAGACACTCGCTCTAAACTGCTCACTGTAGAAATACAATATTTCTGTTTACATCTCTATCAGATTATCGCTCGTCAAGCACCTCAGCATCCCATTTTAAAAGCCATTCAACAATTTTGCGATTGCATGTACGACCAGGTGGTCGATTTGACTCAACCCGCTCTCCAACGCGATCGTTTCATTTTGCCGCAACACGACGTCGGTGTCGTCTGCGCGGCCATACGTAAACCCAGCGATCTCATTGTCGGGCTCGAACGCTATTGTCATTTGTACGGCAGTGTCATTTACGACAAGGAAAGCGATCTTCAAATATCGACGCCTTTCAAAAACACGACCGTTGTCAAGGAAAATGCCAAACTCGTTTTGAACGTCAACAAATTGCACGTCTATAAAAACTATCAAAATTTTATAAAAACATCCATACCGGATATTCGCTGGTTTGAATCCACTTTTACCGTCATAGAAAACACTTATGGTCACGTTTACAAATTTCCCATCAATTGTTGGGTCGATAAAATCTCTAGCGACCGTTCGCCTTACAACGCCATTTCCATCTTCAGAAAAGATGTACCCTACAATATTCGTAATGCTTATTTGACGCATCACGGTGCTCGCGTCACGTTTCACGTCAATCGGCGTACGGAAGACTTTTCAAACTCGTTTTACGCAGGTAAATTTCTCTTCATCAAAGGTACACTGTACGCTTGCGAACATTTGCCTCCGCTCATGTTTGGTCTTTCTGATGATTACTTTTGTATTTTCAGTTTCAAATCGGACAAGTGTAAATACGTCGAGAAAATTATCCAACTTCATCACCTCAACTATCTTATCGATGCTTCCAATGCGTGCGGTTTTCACTATCAAGGAGATCCTATTTACGGACACATGACCACGAAAAAACCTCTATTTTATATTTCGATTAATAATGAATAGAGTTTCATAAAAAAATTATTTCTATGAAACTGTTTTAGTCGGATTGTCTCATTACCATTAAATTAATTGTATATATCAATAAATGAATGAAACGGCTAAATTAGCTCTCTTTGTGGCTTTGGTTATGTTGGTATTATCTGGGGCTATTTACACTAGCGCCTACTTTAAAAAGACTGGTCCCGAAGGTCAAATGTTGAGTTTAGTTCCCGATCGGGTCGTCGTCACCGATCCCGTGACTGGTGCTCTCATTTCGTCGTCGGTGAAAACCAAAGAACTCGCCGAATGTTGCCCTCAAAAAATCATCAATGACACGACGGCTAGTTTGACCAACACGTTCAGCAGTAGTTTTACCGACAAGAATTTTCTGCGACGAACTAAATTGGAACCGGGCGCCATTTTAGTCGCCGATGCCGTCGGCAACGTTTCCAGTTCACAAATCGGTATTCCTTTCATCACGTCGTGTTGCGAAAGTATTAAAGCGTTAATCGACGACGTTCAGCCTAAATCCGATGGTCTTTACAGCAGTTTGAAAACGGATGCCACGTACGTTAAAAAACCGGAAACAAGTGTCACCCAACGACCAGTCACGTACAACGCCTATACTGGCGCACTGGAAATGGTGACATTGCCGGCCAATAGTATTTTATCGACCGATACCAACGGCGATATCGTTACCACACCCTACAGTTTGCCTTCGTGTTGCGATAAAATCAAGGACACGATCGTCGACTACACTACCACGTTCAGTTCCAATTATATTGATACCAATTACCAACGACGAGCTGTCGCCGGTTCTCAACATTTACTCATGATGGACGACTACGGAAATTTAGTCGACAGCGGACTGACGCCCACTATCGTCAATGCGTGCTGCGAAACGGCTCGCAACGCTTTGTCGCCGAGCAATATTATTGACGGCGGTGGCAACGCGTTGTACAGCGCTCCCAAGATAGACGCCACGTTTCAAAAGAAAACCACGGCTCCGGCTAACGCTCTCCTCATGCCCGATGCCAACGGCAATCTGGTTGACAGTGGATTGACGCCGGCGGCTATTCAAGCGTGTTGCACGCAAGCTGCCAACGCCGCTTCTGACTCGCTACTCAAATCAGATATCGTCGACACGTCCCTCTCGGCGACTAAATTGTATTCGTCTCTGAAAATTGACGACACGTTCCAGAAGAAAGCTATCGCTCCTGCCAATGCTATCGTCGTCGTCGACGCTAAAGGCGATCTCGTCGACAGCGGGTTCACTCCACAATTTCTTCAAAATTGTTGCGCTCAAGCCGCTACCGGTTCAGCCAATGGACTCATGAAATCAGATATCGTCGACACGTCCACGGCCACCGACAAATTGTATTCGTCCAGCAAAATCGATGCCACGTATACCAAAAAGACGACAGCGCCAGCCAACTCGCTACTCATGCCCGACGCCAACGGTAATCTGGTCGACAGCGGTCTCACGCCTTTGGCTATTACCACGTGTTGCACGGCCGCTATAACAGCCGCCAATGAATCGTTGAAAATTGTCGATATCGTCGACACGTCTACGGCTACCGATAAACTTTATAGTTCTTCGAAAATTGACATGACGTATCAAAAGAAAACCACCGCTCCAGCCAATGCTTTACTCATGCCCGACGCCAACGGTAATTTGGTGGACAGTGGACTGACGCCTAGTGCCATACAAGCGTGTTGCACGCAAGCCGTTGGCGCTGCTACCAATTCCTTATTGAAAACAGATATTGTCGACACATCGACATCTACCGATAAACTTTACAGTTCTTCCAAAATCGACATGACGTATCAAAAGAAAACGACAGCACCAGCCAATTCGCTTCTCATGCCCGATGCCAACGGCAATCTAGTGGACAGTGGCCTAACTCCTACCGCCATCCAAGCGTGCTGCACGCAAGCTGTTAATGCTGCTACCAATTCCTTATTGAAAACCGATATTGTCGACACGTCGACATCTACCGATAAACTCTACAGTTCTTCTAAAATAGATGCTACGTTTACCAAAAAGACGACGGCGCCAGCCAATGTGTTACTCATGCCAGATGCCAATGGTAATCTGGTCGACAGCGGCATTACGCCGGCTTTCATCAGTGCTTGTTGCCAAGAAACGGCTGACGCTAAAATTGGCGTTTCCAATGCTTTGATGAAAAGCGATATCGTCGACACTTCCACTTCGGCTACTAAACTCTATTCGTCAAGTAAAATCGATGCCACCTATCAAAAGAAAACGACCGCTCCAGCCAATTCGTTGCTCATGCCCGACGTCAATGGAAATTTAGTCGACAGTGGCCTCACTCCTACAGCCATCCAAGCGTGCTGCACGCAAGCTGTCGGTGCCGCCACCAATTCCTTACTGAAAACCGATATTGTTGATACATCGACATCTACTGACAAACTTTACAGTTCGTCCAAAATCGATGCTACGTATAGCAAAAAAACGACAGCGCCGGCCAACTCGCTTTTGATGCCTGACGCCAGCGGCAACCTAGTGGACAGCGGATTGACACCAGCCGGTATTCAAGCGTGTTGCACGCAAGCTGTCAATGCCGCCACCAATTCCTTATTGAAAACCGATATTATTGACACGTCGACATCTACCGATAAACTCTACAGTTCATCCAAAATCGATGCGACGTATCAAAAGAAAACCACGGCGCCGGCCAATACGTTACTCATGCCCGACTCTAACGGTAACTTGGTCGACAGCGGCATCACTCCGGCTTTCATTAGCGCCTGCTGCCAACAAACCACCAACGCTACTACCGCTGTGGCCAACGCTTTATTGAAAAGTGATATCGTCGACACGTCCACTTCGGCTACCAAACTTTATAGTTCTTCTAAAATCGATGCCACGTATCAAAAGAAAACCACGGCGCCAGCCAACGCAATCTTGGTTCCCGATGCCAACGGCAACCTAGTCGACAGTGGACTGACACCGACAGCCATCCAAGCGTGCTGCACGCAAGCTGTCAGTGCCGCCACCAATTCCCTACTTAAAACCGATATTGTCGACACGTCCACGGCCACTGACAAACTCTACAGTTCGGCTAAAATCGATGCGACGTATACCAAAAAGACGACAGCGCCAGCCAACTCGCTGCTCATGCCCGACGCCAACGGTAACCTAGTGGACAGTGGACTGACACCGACAGCCATCCAAGCTTGTTGCACGCAGGCAGTCAGTGCCTCTACCAATTCCTTATTGAAAACCGACATTGTCGATACGTCCACATCGACTACCAAACTTTATTCGTCGAGTAAAATCGATGCTACTTATGCCAAAAAGACGACCGCGCCAGCCAACTCGCTTTTGATGCCTGACGCCAGCGGCAATCTAGTGGACAGCGGGCTGACACCAGCCGGTATTCAAGCGTGTTGCACGCAAGCTGCCAGTGCTGCCGCTAATTCGCTTTTGAAAACAGATATCATCGACACGTCCACTTCCACGACGAAACTCTATTCGTCAAGCAAAATCGATGCCACGTATCAAAAGAAAACGACAGCTCCGGCTAATGCTTTGCTCATGCCCGATGCCAATGGTAATTTAGTCGACAGCGGCATCACGCCGGCATTCATTAGCGCCTGCTGCCAACAAACCAGCAACGCCACTACAGCTGTAGCCAATGCCTTATTAAAAAGTGATATCGTCGACACGACAACGTCCACTAGCAAACTTTATAGTTCTTCCAAAATCGATGCCACCTTTCAAAAAAAGACGACAGCGCCGGCCAACGCAATCTTGGTTCCCGATGCCAGCGGCAACCTAGTGGACAGCGGATTGACACCAGCCGGTATTCAAGCGTGTTGCACGCAAGCTGCCAGTGCTGCCACCAATTCCTTATTGAAAACCGATATTGTCGACACGTCCATTTCGGCTACTAAATTGTACAGTTCATCCAAAATCGATGCCACGTATCAAAAGAAAACGACAGCACCGGTCAATGCTTTGCTGATGCCCGACGCTAGCGGTAATTTAGTCGACAGCGGACTGACACCCACAGCCATCCAAGCGTGCTGCACGCAAGCTGTCAGTGCCGCCACCAATTCCCTATTGAAAACCGATATTGTCGACACGTCCACATCAGCGACGAAACTCTATTCGTCGAGCAAAATCGATGCCACCTATCAAAAGAAAACTACCGCGCCAGCCAATGCTTTGCTCATGCCTGACGCTAGCGGCAACCTAGTGGACAGCGGCTTAACACCGACGTTCATCAACGCGTGTTGCACACAAGCTTCCAACGCGTTGACGGCCAGCACAAACGCTCTAGTGAAAACGGATATCGTCGACACTTCGACATCGGCTACTAAATTGTACAGTTCAACCAAAATCGATGCCACCTATCAAAAGAAAACGACAGCTCCTGCTAATTCTATTCTCATGCCGGACGCTAGCGGAAATTTAGTCGACAGTGGCTTGACGAAAACATCTATCGAAGCGTGCTGCACGCAAGCCGCTAATGCCGCTACCAATTCCCTATTGAAAACCGATATCGTCGACACTTCGACATCGGCTACCAAACTCTATTCGTCGAGCAAAATCGATGCCACCTATCAAAAGAAAACCACCGCGCCAGCCAATGCTTTGCTCATGCCTGACGCCAACGGCAACCTAGTGGACAGCGGCTTGACACCGACGTTCATCAACGCGTGTTGCACGCAAGCTTCCAACGCTCTAGCTACAAGCAATAACTCTTTACTAAAAACCGATATTGTCGACACGTCCACATCCGCTACGAAACTGTATTCGTCTAGCAAAATAGATGCCACGTATCAAAAGAAAACTACGGCTCCCGCTAATGCTATTCTAACGCCAGACGCTAGCGGTAATCTAGTAGATAGTGGTTTGACGAAAACATCTATAGAGGCGTGTTGCGCTCAGGCCGCCAATGCCGCCACCAACTCTTTGTTGAAAACGGATATCGTCGACACGTCCACGTCAGCCACGAAATTGTATTCGTCCAGCAAGATCGATGCCACTTTCCAGAAAAAGACGACGGCTCCGGCCAAAGCTCTGCTGATGCCCGATGCTAGCGGTAATTTAGTCGACAGCGGTTTGACTCCCACGTTTATCAACGCGTGCTGCACGCAAGCTTCCAACGCTCTCGCTGCTAGCAATAATTCGTTGTTGAAAACGGATATCGTCGACACGTCCACTTCTGCCACGAAATTGTATTCGTCCAGCAAAATCGATGCGACCTATCAGAAAAAGACGACGGCGCCGGCTAACGCTCTGCTGATGCCCGATGCTAGCGGTAATTTAGTCGACAGCGGCTTGACTCCCACATTTATCAACGCGTGCTGCACGCAAGCTTCCAATGCTCTCGCCGCCACCAACAACGTCCTCTTGAAATCCGATATTAAAGATTCCGGCTTATTGGGTGCTCCGTCTACCACTTCATTGTGGTCATCTAGTAAAATAGATTCGACTTTTCAAAAGAAATCGACGGCTCCGGCTAATACGTTGTTGATGTTGGATGCTAATGGTAATTTAGTGGGTGCCGGTTTCACTTCCGCTCAGCTTGAAACGTGCTGTTCGACTTCCAATCAAAGCGCGACTTCAACCAGTTTGTTGTATCTCCAGTACACCAACGTGTTTGCTTATTTTAATGCTGTAGCCAATACGTGGACTTTGGCGTCGTACTTTACCAAACGTTACGACACTACCGGCGGCTGGTATGCTAGTGGAAAATTTCAACCTAAAAAAGCCGGCGTGTGGTCGATTCGCGCGACTGCTTGGGCTCCTCGAACATTGGGCGGTAATCGTATTCATTTTTGTTTGGCTCAAAATGCGGCCATGAATCCCTTGTGGCAAGACGTCAATTCGTGGAATAATTCCACGCAAAGTAATTTGACAACATTTACGGCTAAAGTCGACGCTATTTTTGTTTTGAATGGATCCACCGATTACGTGTCGGCGTATTTTATGACCAATTCGTTGCCGCAGGATTTCGACGTTTTGGAAAATTGCAACATGTTTCAAGCCTACTATTTAGGTGGCGCTTAGATTCAAATCACTTTCTGAGAGATTCGAATCTTTATTCTATCGAAGGAAACGACGTCAATTCACTCGTGGTCAAACTTGTACTACTACTGCTACTGCCATTATTTCTGACTCGTTGAATGATTGTTCCCAGTAATCCGCCGATAATCATAGTGATTCCTACGTAGAGCAACCATTGGTATCTATCGGTAGTTTTAACAGCGGTAACGTCAACGGCGGCCAATTGAACGACTCCTTGCGGGTAAAACTGAAATTTACATCCGTCGCCGCTCTTGTAGAAAGTGATTTCGGGCACTTGTTTGGCGACGGTGCCACCCGTTTCCGTCAGACGAGCGTCGACGACGCGACACGATGACGATTTCAGGCACGCATCCATGGCTTGCCGAACGATAGTCGTCCTTGGAACGCTACCGTCCACATTACCGGTACAGGTGTCTCTGAACGGTCGCGTGTAATTGGACGATTTCATGTACGTTTTTCCTAGGGTAAAGTACAAGGCAAAAAACACGCCTCCGATGGCGATCATGAGAGGAAAAACGAAACGCAAAGCGTTGGACGTGACTCGCGCCGCGACCAGCACGGGCACGAGCACGAAAGCCAAAACGGCCGCCGCTAACCAGGCCAAATTGAAACCTTCCAATTTCGATTCGGCTTCCTGATTCAATCGTTGTTGCACGTCGTCGATGGCTTTCACGCCGAGCACGCTTTTCAGCGCGCACTTGTCGAATATTTCGCTCATCTGACTCAGAACGTTGTTGGTAATGTTGACGCTACCTTTGACGTTCTTGATGGTGATGCTTTGCACGTTGTTGGCGTTCAACACGCACGATTGACGGATAGCGTTGTTGATGGTCGTTTGGCTTTTCACGATAGATTCTGCCGTATTCTTGGCATCGTCAAAAGTAAAAAAATTCAATCCGCTCACCAACGATTTCGCCAATTGATCGAGTTGCACGCCGATTCTTTTTTGCGAATCGACATTACTGATGCTGTCCATCAATACCGTCATGTTGACTTTGGCCGTTTGCGTGATGGTGTTGCCGCTAATGTTGACATCGCCACCGCTACCGTCGACGCTGATGATTTGCGTGTTACTCGTACTAATGGTGCTCGTCTGTACCGTTTCAGCGGCTATTTTCGAATAGATATCTACGACTGCTTTAGCTACGTTAGTCGATTTAGCATTTCCCATTTATTATGCTTCTTTTACAACAAGGAAAATATTTTTTCTAATGTCAATGGATTCAAGAAATTTTCATAGTGATCCATGCACGTTTTCCAATTGTTCGGTCCGCATCCGGTGGCTTTGAATTGATCCGTCTTGTCCTGGCGCACGCGGTAACCGTACCACGCTCCGACTTTATCGGTTGACGCCGCGTCTTGATTGGCATCTTCCTTCCAGTGGCACTCGACGACGCAATCCGTTTCCTCGCCACGATACTCGCTGCACGGTGTGAATTCGACCAGAAAATAATTGGCGTCTGTATCGGGAGGCGTGTCGTTCAATTCGTCGTACTGCGCTCGAGCAATGAGGCACCAACATTTGCCGTCTTTGATGTAGAAATCGACCGTGTCGTTGGACTTTTTGTATTTGTACACGGGACTTTTGCCGTGAACTCGCGTTAAAATGAAGCCCTCATCGACGCTATCGTAATGATCTCGAATGTAATTGAACGGGTACGACGTAAAGACGCAATTGTTGAGAAATAGGATCTTGTTGTCGACCAATTTTTTCAGGGAATCGTGTCGTTTCGTGTAATCCACTCGAAAACTGTTGGTCTCAAACAGATAAATAACGTCGTCTTTGTTTTCGTCGCCTTTGATGTATTCGCCGTAGGCCACGAATTCCATGTGAGGAAACGTCGGCACTTGGCACACTCTCTTTTCGTTGATGTCGTACGCGTATCCGTCTCCGTTGATGGCCACCAGTTCTCCATCACGTTTCTTGGTCACGCCGTACAAACCGTGAATGGTCGGTACCGTAGCGGCAGTCAATGAGAAGGGTTTCTTGAAGAAGCGAAACAACATTGTGTGCAGTGTGTTCAGAGGATACTGTTAAACTTCCAACCTAGCGATTTAAAGATAGTTTTGCAAATTTTATCTGTCAATAGTTTTCTTTCATTGGATTTTATCAACATGAAATGATCAGCGTGAACGTTGATATTGTGATGCTTTAGTAGTAAAAATAAGATGTATTGTGTATTAAAATTTTTCTTATTCAATTCCTTGAAATTCTTCAACTCCATATTGATGATGTCAAATTCTTGCAAGAGCTGCTCTTCAATGAAGGAAATGTCGCACGGAGGTTGACCCGTAATCAAATGGTGAATCAACACGTAGTCGTCATAGTACTTACTGTAGCCTAAATTTTTCATAATCATACACACGTGACTGAGACTGATGGTCGTCAACCGATAGTCGCTCAAATGGTTACTAATATTTTCTAAAATAGTTGGAGGTATAGTGTTCTTTTGTTTACCCTGAAAACGTATCATGCAGTCGCGAAAATGTTGGTTTCGATCGTAAATGTATTTGGGATTGACGCGCGTCGTGTCCGTATTGCTCGACTGTATAAAGTAGACTTTCTCCGATTTGCACGTGTAGCAAATGTTGACTGTTTCGTCGAAAAAGTAGCCGAGAGTCGAACCGCAATACTGGCACGTGTTCGGATCGTCTTTTTGCTGATCGACCACTTTGACGTTGTAGTAGTACTTTTTGTAGCAATCAAAAATTTCCCAAAAATTTTTCACCACGTACGTTTTACGCGCGTGATGCTGCTGCTTGGTGCCGTCCTCTTTCTGGAAGAACGTGTTCACCGTCGGCATTTGCATCAGCTGCACGTACTCTTTGAGAATCGAACGAATTTCTACGAAATAGAAACGAATAAAATTAATATTTTTAATGGTGGTACGAATCTCGTCCAGATCGTCAATCAAGTGACTGCGAACGCGTTCCGAGAGCCACGGTTGCGACAGGTAGTCGCACACTTGTTGTTCGCGAGTCGTCAACCCTTCTAGCTGACTAATTTCCTCCTTAAAATGTGTTTCTATTTGTTTGTGAAATTCCAAGATATTATCCATCTTTACATCTAAACTAGGAATTTTTAATCAACAAAAATCTATTCTGGCGTTATAATAAATATATTATCAAAAAATGGCGCAATCGAATATCACTTCAGGATTTATTGATATTGCAACATTGGATGAGATCGAAAAGTACATGTACTCGGGACCCGATGCCATCGTTTACTTTGTCCGCTCCACCTTGAAATCGACTTGGTTCACTCAGATTCCCGTATTGTTGTCGCGCAACAACGGCAATGCCGGTTTCGGGCAAGAGTGGAGTGTCAGCGTCAGTCGCGCCGGTGACTACCTCATTCACGTGTGGCTTCGCGTCGTCGTTCCCGCCGTCACTCTCAAAATTACCAATAGCTTTGCCGCCAACGGTCGCCTTCGTTGGACCAAAAATTTCATGCACAATCTCATTCGAGAGACGAGCATTTCTTTCAACGATTTGTTTGCTCACACCATCCACAATTATCATTTGGATGCCTATTCTCAGTTCACTGTCGAAGCTAGTAAACGCGCCGCTTACGATCAAATGATTGGCAACATTGGCGACATGATCGATCCTCACGGTCCAGGAGACACTATTCCTAGTCAAACGCTCAATCTCGTTTTACCCTTCTTTTTCACTCGCGATGTTGGCGTCTCTCTACCCACCGCTGCCATCCCTTACAACGAGATGCACATTAATTTCCAGTTCCGCGACTGGAAAGAATTGCTCATTTTGGACAATGCAGCCGCCGCCGGAGCTCAAGTCAACGTGCCTGTTGTCGGTGTCGATATCGATGCCGCTCCCGTCTTGGAAAGCGTTCAAGTATGGGCCAACTACGCCATCGTCAGCAACAAGGAACGTATTCTGATGGGTAAATCTCAACGTACCATTTTGATTGAACAAGTTCAAATCGCTCCTCGTCAATCGTTCAATCCCAAAGCCAATCCAGTTCCTAGCTACGACGTTCGTTTCAATCACGCCGTCAAAGCCCTCTTTTTCCAGGTTCGCAATTCCACATTTGCCAATCAGTGGTCCAATTACACGACTGCCTCTCCCGTCGTCACTCCAACTACTACAGCTATCGATTACGAAAGCCGCTACGCTCGCGATCCCATCAAGCACACGACGCTCATCTACGAGAATTCCAATCGTTTTTCCAACATGGGTAGCGATTATTTCAGTCTAGTCAATCCCTACTATCACGCTCCAGCTTGTCCCACCGACACTGGCTACCATTTGTATTCGTATTCGTTGAAATTCAACGATCTCGATCCCATGGGCAGTACCAATTACGGTAAATTGTCCAACGTCAGCTTGGTGCCAGCTGCTAGCGATGACGCCATCATAGCCAGTAACGGCACAGGCCCCGTCTTGTCGGGCACCAATTTCGGTCAGACGTTCGAATTTATAGTCACCGTCATCGTCAACAATATTATCCGCATTGCCGGCGGTACAATGGGTTTCCCTGTTTTGTAAATTGAGAGTTTAAAAAGTGAGCTTGTACTAAGAAATTATTATATTATTATAATGAGTCTAAGATTGAAAAAAGAAAGATGGCAACCGGACCCGTTTGTGCCGCCTTTGACGTTGGAAGAAACGCGAGCCGCTTGCGCCGCATTGCACATTGTCGACTACCCGCAGGTGGAACGCGCCGTTCAAGATCCACCCATCGAAGGTCAAAAGTATGCTCTTTTTAGTTTTTTCCCAGCCGCTCCCGGCGGCATCAACAAGTACAACGTGTTGGCTTTCGCCAAAATTAGAGGCGTCTACGCCACCGAAGAAGAAGCGGCTACGGCTGCCAGAAAAATCATCAGAAAAACAGACAGTTGCAACAAGATTCACACCGTCGTCGTCGGTCGTCCTTTCCCCATCTGTGAAGCCATCATGGGTAAAGTCGTCGATAAGGTTGTTCTCGATGACGACTATCAACAGGCCGAAAAAGAGATGCGAAAACGCGCCGAGGCCAGCGAACAGGACACGACTCGAGAACTTCAAGATCGAACCAAAGCGCTACTGGACGACGTTGACGAAACCAAAGCCAAAGATCCCGTTGAAACGTACATTGTCAAACGCAACAAAATGGCCACCATCGCCGCTCTGTACACTCAACACTTGGAGCAAATCGAAAAATTTAAAACGATCATGATTAAAACTCATGGTGAAATTATCGAGTTGGAAACGCCTGAAATTCTCGCTTGCTACCAACAAGTTTACGACGCCAAATGTCAAGAATCAGGCATTGTCCCCGACGCCGTTATACAATCCTATTTTAAAACGATACCATCCTTTGATTTTTTAAATAATAAATGTTAGAAAGAAGTCAAATCATCGCCATAATAATAATTATGATTGTGACTCCTTGGCTCATGTGGATGACGATCCCTTTTGGTAGAGATGGCGGCAGTAGTCCGTCTCCAGGTGGTGGTGGTGGTGGCGGCGGAAGTCCTACTCCCGGTGGTGGTGGTGGTGGTGGCGGGGGTACCACTCCTCCGAAACCGGGTCCGACCCCGAACGGCGCGTTCCCCACGTCGCAAGAAATCATGTTTAAATCCAAAGAGGAATGTCAGACGAAAGGCGGTGTCTTGAACTGGGTCGGCGATTCGGTTTTGTTGACGTGCAACAATATCGTCCGTTTTGGACAGCCCGAATCGCCCATTTTCAATGAATTGGATCAAGTCAAAGCGGCTATCGCTTCGGGCGCTTTGAAACCGGCTACGGAAAAAGATCGATTGGTCGAATACTTTAAACTCGTCTATCCCAATTCACCGGCGACATCGTGGTCGTCGATGAGCGAAGCCGATCTCGTCGGTCGCTACCAAAAATTGGAAATCTACTACAAAATGCCTCCGGAAATTCAACCAGCCACGCCCATTACACCTCGTCGCGATGTGACGAATCAGTTTTTCCGCGTACCCAACGGCGTGACTCTCGATCAAGACGCCAATGTTTTGGGTCAAGTTGGACCCTATTTGGAAGTCATTCGTTTCGGACCCATGTACTCGTTTTTCGCCGACCCGACTCTTTTTGTCGGCACCTATTACTATCCCGTTCGCGGTTCGGGACTCTACTTGCCGTTGGGTAAAACCTTGGTGGCCTACAACAAAGTGCACGCCATGAAACTGTTGGGTGCCGCCAACGACCAAATCGTTTTGTACGGCGGTCGTGATTTCCAGTCGTTTTTGCGTCGCGATTCGGAATCGGCTGAATTTACAGCCGATGCTTTTGTCAGCGTGTGCGCCGTCAACAAACGAGCGACCAGCAACAATCCCGGTTGCGATAAAATCTTCAACTATTTTGCCAACACTATTCGCTACAAAGCCAAAGCTCTCGATCGACTCGTCGGCGAAATGGCCGCCGGTAAATCTCTGAGGTACGACACTCGAGCCGTCAACGGTGTCACTAAAAAGACGTTGGTCTACTACGGTTGCGGCGACACGGGCGATAAATTTCTGGCTCAATTGGCTCGCAATCGCGGCTACAATACGTTGCAATTTTTGCGCGAAGCTCAAATGGAATTGGACGGAGACGCCATCGTCGGCTATGAACTGTTGCATCTCGTCGAAAATGCCTACAGTCAAACGGCCCTCATGCGACTCGATCCCATGCGTATGCCATTGTACATGCCCGAGGGAACGACTCCGGCCATTCCACCAAACTATCTATTGACTAAAGATGTTATGAGCGTCGACGTGAAGGCCGTCATCAATTCAGAATTTAAACCGTTTAATCAAAAAGTCTTTGACATTGATCTCATTGTACAAGAACGAAATTCGAGAGCTCCAGCACCTCCGCCAAATCCAAATCCAGCACCTCCGCCAAATCCAAATCCAGCACCTCCGCCAAATCCAAATCCAGCTCCAGCTCCAGCTCCAGCTCCAAATCCAGCTCCAGTAGTCGTGGGCGCTTCTTGGGGTCGTCGTTATTAAAAAATTTCAAAAATATATAATGTGTTTTTGAAATTTAATCCGAAGAGTCTTCCGTATCCGAAGCCAAAACGCTAGTGATTTTACTAAACATCAGAGGAATGTCTCGCATGCCGTCGTCGGTCACGGTTGTCGACGACGTCGTGATGGTGGTCGAGGCGGCGGTCGTCGATCGTTGCTCTTTCAATTTCTTTTGGTGTTTGCTGCATTTCGTCGTGTTTCCGGAATTCTTTTGACCGCACTGTTGCCCGATACGTTGACCTTTGGTGAACGTGTGAGTGCACTTGTTGTCGTCGTTGACTAAAGTCGCTACAGTATCAGGGTCACTGCCATTCCACAACGTTCGCAGTTCCAATTCGTTCAGAGAATACCTGACAGATATTCTATCTATAAATGCGTCCACTGTATTTTGTTGTGCTTTAACCAAGTCATTGAGTAGTTCTAAAATGGTACTGACTAAATTTTCCGACATGGTGAACGTTTGATGCAACTTTCAAAACACGAGCGTTCGTCACCGTTTCAATTCCACGACTACTTGGCATTGTCAGCAACACAGCTTAAATAACCCACAATGGGTTTCTTTTTAGTTCCATGCGCTGGGCATCGTTTCAATGTCGAGACTGATTTACCTTTTTTTATTTCAGGTAAATGTAGAATAAATTATGAACAATTATCTGACGTATTCTCAGCTTCAGGGAAATCAACCTCTGAACAATAAAAGTATGGATAAAACCTCTCATTACGAAAAAGAAAAACCACCTCGTGACTACCCGCACGCTCACGGTCAACCGTTGACGCAAATGCCCCAGTTTTCCGATGTTCTCGCCCACTCACCGGCCAGACAATCGCATTCCATCATGGCGAAAGAAGTAGTTCCTCTGCATCCCGCTCATCCTGCAGCGCAACCCGTCAAACACACGGCCGTCGATAAAATCGTGCGGCAACATCGCAGCGACAACGACCACGGCGGCGAAGATTGTCCCATTTTCAGTCTCTACAAAACCGATTTGCAATTCAACAAGTACATTGCCGCCACGGTCGCTGCTGCTGCTCATCAAAATGTCTTTCCCGTCGAATTCGATTGGCGTCATCACGTGTCTCTTCCCGTCGCCCGTCATCAGGGAACGTGTGCCAACAATTTCGCCGTCACCGTCGTCTCGACTCTGCAAGATCGACGCATCGTTCACGGCGAACCCGCGTTCGACTACACACCTTGCATGAAATGTCACTCGGCCGAAGGTAATGCCGCGCAACTTGTCAGTCAATTGTCGTCGTCGACCACGCCGCGTTGCTCGTGTCTCTCTAAAATTCAAGCCACCGTCGACAATGTGCGCTGGCTGACGGACATTGACGCCATCAAACAAGCGATCGTCACTCAAGGACCCGTCATAGCCGGTATGTTGGTCTACTCCAATTTCTTGTCGGGTCATTTCGGTGAACACGGCATCTATCTCGATCGTGTCGTCACTCATCATCCGCACACCAAATTCGCGTCTCCCGCGTCTCTCGTCGGCGCCATCACGGTCGTCATCGTCGGTTGGGGTGTCGCCGCCGACGTGCAAACCAGTTCTTTCACCTACGAATCGGTTCCCTACTGGATTTGTCGCAACACTTGGGGCCCGCAATGGGGACCGAACGATGGCTACTTTAAAATCGCGACGCATCGTCACAATAAACATGTGCAACTCGAACGACCCTTTCATTACAAGCAAGCCCAGTGCGGTGGAGTGATCACGTTCGATTTACGTCCCCTAGCCAAAGAGTCGGCTTGGTCCACTTACGGCATTCCTATAGCTGTCGCCGTCCTACTTGTCGTAATGCTTTACGGAGTTAAATTGAAACTTAAAAGCGTGCGCAGAAGGTAAAAACGAAAACGAAATGTTTTGTCTATTTGAAAATTATTTATCGTCAAAAGATCGAGACGTTCAACCAGTCGACCATGTCGACGTTGAATGTCAGCACGTCTACTTTGAAAATAATGACGGGACATTTTGCAATCGTTGTCGTCAACAAATGACGTGTCAAAACACCAACCAGGACCAAATTCAACAAAAGGCCAACATTGGCATTCGTAAAGAAATGGAATTTTTAAATCTCAGTCCGGAAATTGTCGAAATGACCAACAAGTACTTTATCATGGCCTGTAATCAACGTATTCATCGCGGAAACTACCGAAAAGCCATCATTTGCGCGTCGCTCTTTCACGTCTTGATGCTGAAAAAATGTCCTCAAAGTTACGACACGGTCATCAGGTGGTTTGGCTTGACCAATCATTTCGCCAATAAAGGCTTCAATTTAGTCAAACTAAAAATACCCGAATTGTGCTACCTGCGCGAGTCGTACTCGGACACGGCCGACATGATTTTCAAACACATCGGTCTCGAAAGGGACGAGACCTTTTTGAAATTCATCAATCGTCCCGATATTATGGCTTTTATTCGTACGAAAATCAATCGACGCATGTACATGATTGTCGCCGCTTTTGTTTTCATTTACATTCGCCGGCAATACAATCCCTCTATTGTTCTCGTGGATTTCTGTACCAAATTGGAATTGTCACCCACCGTTGTCGAACGCATTCTGAAATCTATTCCCCAAGAAATACATTTCTAAAAAAGTGTGAAAATTTTTTAGAAATATTTGATTTCATCTACATAAAGCTATTTGAGAGAGACTGCGCGCGCTCATCATGTCTCAAGCCAGGTACGATCAATGTGAACGCTTGTTGCGCACAGACGTTCACAAATTTGCTCTCGCTCTCATGGTGGACTACTCGTTTCAAAATACCATCGACTGGCCGAATCTTTTTAAACAGCTACCGCTTCACATCTCGTTCCCCGTGCACGTGCCCGAAAGCTTTAAATTGAAACTCGTCGAATCGCTGGTTGATTGGAAAAAAATGAGCCGCGAACCCGAACTCGCCACCGATATCATCGATATTTACGGTCACCGGTTGGACTGGTCGCTCATTTTACAGCATCGTTGCATCCCTCTACCCGCCGCCATCGTCGCCAAATATCAATCTAAATTCGATCGAGCCATTTGTCAGCTGTTGAACGATATTATTTAGAGATTTCCTACCACATCTTGACTCTCTTCAATCACGTATCCATATTTCTCTTTCAAAAGATCTGGATTCGTTTCTTTGACGGCCTTCCATCTTTTGCCTAGCTCTCGTCTGACGTCGGACGCGTTCATGTCGGGATGATCCTTTTTGATGGCGCGTCGTTCGTCGGTACAAAACAAATTATAAATACTCGGTCGGGCGTTCTTTTTCGGTCGCACTTTACTCTCCAAATACTTGTTGTAGCGCTCCCTGTCGACCATAGCCTTGTCGATAAACGGTTGTTTCTCCTGGTCGCTCAAATTGCGCCACGACTCTCCGAAAAGAATCATGACCTTGTTGGGTTTGATGCCGGGATTGGTTTCCAAAATCTCGCGACGTTTCGACTCGCAAAAAAAGAGGTAAGCGCTAATGTTTCGCTGAGGTCCCTGGACGACTTCTCTCTGTTTCAAGCCCAACATCAATCCCACGCGTTTCTGAGTCTCGCCGCTGTGCCATTTCTCGATCAGGTCCACGTTGCCAAACAAAAAGTCGTCCGACATGAATTGATTGATAGCATTAAGGATGGATAATTTGGATTTCGAAATCATGGTAATGGTTTTCTTAATGATGGACTACTTTTAACTAAATTAAACTGTGAGGAGAGAATAAAAAATCATGTTGACACCGGCTATTTGTCAAGATTTGGTAATGAAAACGAGTGACGCGTGCGGGTGCGGTCCCTTGGACGGCTGTCAACATCCGCGACACCAGCGACCCTACAAAATGCACGAATGGATGACGCGCGTACAGGCCATGAACAATTTGACCAACAAGCAGGGACGAGTGTACACGGCTACTGTCCGTCACGACGACGTCGATCATCGCGTCGTTCTCAAGCATTTCAACAAGCCGGCACTGTTTGATCACGCCCGACGCGAGTACGTGGCCGGACAGCACCTCAACGCTCTCAACGTGCCCATGTTTGTCGAAACGTACGCCTCGTTTCATCGCAATTCAGGACCCTACAACTTGACGCGTTTCGTCGACGGTGAAACCTTCAAATCGGCCATGTCGAAAATGTCGCGTCAAAAATTCATCACGCTCACCATGCAAATGTGCGTCGCGCTTGAAATGGCTCAATCGGCCTTCCGTTTCGGGCACTACGATTTACATTTGGAAAACGTCTTGATTCATTTTTCTAGTAAAAAAACGCAAATTCTTTTCGATCAATATCACGTGTCTTTTTCCAATTGTTTCAATCCCGTCATTATCGATTTTGGCATGTCGTGCGGCAGCGATAGCGTCACCGGTGAAACGTGGGGCATGCGACAGCTCGAAAAGAAAGGCATCTACGAACATTTGCGTCCCGGCTACGACATGTTTGTCTTTTTTCTCTACTGTCACCAAGAGCCGGGTAAATTCGCCTTCTTTGACATTGTCGTCAAGGTGCTGGAGAGTTTTTACAAACACGACGTCGATCAGCCGCGTCAGTATTTGCAAACGTTGCGACGCGGAGCCGACAGTAAAACACCCAAACAGCTCTTTGAATTTCTCGTCCAATTCTCGACGCACGTCATAGTCAAACCTCGACGCGTCTACACGCTAGGCGCCATCCAACCTCCGCCACCAGATGCCGTCATTGACACGTACGTCGACAGCGTCTTTTATCAGCAGTTACCGTCGGCAGAGTTGACACCTCAATCGGACGCCATGGCTTTTCGCTCGAGTAAATCCGTGGAATTCAAAATCAACATGTATTACAAGATTTGCCAAACGTCGCTGACGTCGTCCTACGAAAAATGGATCAAGATATTTGAGCGCGAAGTCAAGAAATACTGGAAAGAAAAAGACGCTCAAGAAGCTCGAAAAAGAATTAAATGGCAATTACCTGTTTCAGAAATTGCCAATGCGTCTTGAACGTGGACTATAAGGACACGGCCGATTTCTACGAAGATGACGACAAACCCAAACAGTGTGCCGGCGTTTGCGTCGTCAGTCGTCGCGGTATTTTAATCAATCAATCGTACAATCTCTACTGGGGTATTCCGAAAGGCATCGTCAACGAAAGCGAATCGTTGCGCGAGTGCGCCGTTCGTGAACTTTTCGAAGAGACCAACCTCAAGTTGGATAAGAGTCAACTGACGCGCAACATGTTCAAATTCAAGTACAAAAACATTAGCCGTCAAGTGTGCGTGTTTTTCGCTCACGTTGACGCCGTTGACGTTTTACCTAGGATAAATACGGGAAACGATGCCGAATCTACCGGCTGCGGTTTCATTCATCCCAAATGTCTCCTCGAATTATTTTATTCTGGAAAAATTAAGATTAATTATTTCACTAGGGTTCTCATTAATAAAATCTTTTTATGACATGAGAAAAAAGCCGACATCCTGGTGGCGAAACATTGGCAAAGGTCGTTTGTTTCTCATTGCCTTTGTCACGCTGTGCGTGTACGCCATTTTCAGACGTGCCCGCGGCGTTCGCGGCACTAGCGACCCCCATTTGCTCGGCAGCGATTGGCGCCAACGTTTTCCTCACGCTTTCAGACCAGTAGACACGTCCATTAGTACTTCAACCGCGCCGGCCGACAGTCGCGGTGAATTGGCTTGCCGACGTCACTTGGAGGAGCGCTTCAATCGACCCTTTCCCAAAAAGCGTCCCACTTTTTTGCGCAATCCCGTCACTAAAGTCGATCTCGAATTGGACTGCTACAACGCTGAGCTGGCTCTCGCCGTAGAATATCAAGGTAAACAGCATTACCACTACGTGCCTCATTTTCACTCGTCGCGTGACGCTTTTCTCAATCAAAAGTATAGGGATCAAATTAAAAGAGATTTGTGTTTGAAAAACAATATTGTTTTGATTGAAGTTCCCTATACAGTCATTGATATTGAATCGTTTTTGGATTTGAAACTGAAAGAGCATGGATACATCTAAACCGTCACACGTCAGACAATTATTTCCAGTAGATTCTTTGCCTCTGACGCCTTCACCTTCGCCGCCGCGTCGAAAAATCGCCGTCGCCGTTCGTCGTCGCTTTCTTACCCCCCATCCCCCGGTTCCTCTGCATCAGCTCATGTCGGAAATGTCTCTCGTCGGATCATCGGAACGTAAACGCAAGCAAACGTCGCCTCGTAAATTCACCGTCGGTCCCAAACGCAAAGCGCCATCGTCGGGAGTGGACCGATCGCCGCCACTTTCAGAACCTGTACAAAAATCTAAGAAAAAATCTCAACGTCCAGATTTGGTTCATCCTCACCATCAGACTAAACTTTTGGTTCCATTTGTGGTCAAAGCCGGTGATCGATTGATTAAGAATCTTTTCCCTTCTCAGACCATCACTATGCAAAAGAACGAGTACGGACTGTACGTGTACGAGGGTTTCGTTTTGGATAAGAAATCCGTGGTTGGTAAATATCTGGGTGATGGTCAAGTTACGCCTTTGACTGACGAAGATTTTGAAAAGGCCAAAGAATTAAAAATTATAATATAAATGTCTCAGTTATATCAGTGTATTAAACAAGCCTCGATAAAATACATGGATGTCGACCCGAGAGAAATGCGAGCCTTCATTTTGAAATGTAACAAAACATTAGACATGCAATGTATCATGATGGAAATTGTGGACCATTTTGTCGACGAAACGGCGACCAAAGTCGGTGCCGTTCGTTGCGATGAAGACGACTACATCAACATGGTTCTCGACTTGGAAACGATTCCTTTTAAATTGATGGTCTTGTTTTACACTTTCCTGTCGTTTCACGCCAACAGTGTGGCCGTCGATCGACAGCGATTGGGACATTGAATAAAATTTCAAAGATGTTAAAATTTTTGAAATTTAACCGACAGCCACTGATGTGCCGCCGGCCACTGGTACTTCTACTGGTGCCGTGTTACACTTTTCCATGTGGCTAATAATGATGCTCTCGTCTAGACTTGTCGTCATTCCCACATTGCTAAAGTGTACGTTCTTATCGTTTTTCAGCATATTTTTCAGTTCTTTGCAAACGTTAATGTTCAAACAGTCGTTTTCGTAAATAGTCTTACACAACGAATATTTGGAGGCGAGTTTGGATTTGCGGCTGTTGACGTAGTTTGATTTGCCGCGGACAATTATATATTGATCGTCTTCGATTTTGACGAGTGAAATTTTTTCGTAACACGTTCGTTTCATGATCTTTTTGGAGATTTCCAATGGCTGGTGCTGAAATATGCAGCCGCCACTGTCGGCGATCGTGTCGAAATAGTTTTTCACGACGAGACAAAAATCGCGACACACGCGTTCGACGATCGTCTCGTTGATGCCACTCACAATAACTTTTCCCGATTGAAAAACGAGAAAAGTGATGTAATAGTCTTTGCGTTCATCTAGACCCAATTTTTTACTGCTGACGCAATCTTTGTAAGGCACGTGCTCTACAAAGCTGACTTCGTCAAAGAAGCTGACGTTACGGTGCATGACCTCGGTCGTTCCGACGTTGTACTTGCACGTGAACGTGCCGGATGTTTGTGAATTGAAGCACGTGTAGTTATTATAGTGAGGAGCTATCGTTTGGAAAAAAGTCATTAGACTGTCGGGTTCAATAGGACGATTAAGGTCAAGGACAAAATTACTCATAACTTCGTAAATATAAATTTCGCAAGTATCATTTTCGTACATTTTGGGATACAATAGTTTAAGTAAAGAGATAACATACTGAATGGCTTCGTAAGCGCACTGAAGGGTAATATTGCCTGTGAATTGAAAGGAACCGTTTTTACAAATTTTCATGGAAATTTGCTTGTTGAAACTGAGAAGGTAGAGGTCGCAAGTGAAGGCGTTTTTGAAACCCGTCCGCAATTGGATGATGCTGTTAACCTTTTTGTCGTTGAAGATGTATTTGGAAAACAATTCCATACATTCTACAATGTTCAATTTTATTTCTTTACCGCTGGCAAATCTAGTCTTTCCCACCATTGTTCTTGTGGTGCAAAAGAAGGAACCGTTGTCGTAAGATGAAGGCATCATGGTGGTATTGGTTACGGCGGAACACATATTAACTTAGACATAAAGAAAGAATGTGTAAGATATCAACTTGCTTTTAATCAGAGGATATTTTTTTTAAAATCGGTATAACTCTTGAGAACGATTTCGTACTCGGCTTGGGTGACGATGCCGTCGGTGAGCACGTTGTCGACGACGTGATCGAGATGCGACAGTGTCGCTTGCGATCTGGCGACTATACTGGCGTATCGCGTCTGTTTATTTTTGTTGCGTTCTTCGGCGAGATCGCAGCAACTCGTCACCGCTAGTCCGCCAATAGCCAAGGGTACGGTGACGCCTACTGAAATGGGGAAGATGACGGCCGTAGCCACTAGGGGAATGGCGCACACGTTGACGAGCGAACGTATCGATTCGTTAAAGTTAGCCCAGCCTTTTTGTCTGCCCAATTTCTTTTCGTATTTGGCGAAGGTGTCGCGTACATCTTTTCGAGTTTCTTCCACCTTTACTATGCGTTTTCTGTTCAATTCCGACAGGTCGTTGACGTATTCGAATGGAAAATTGTGACGAGGCGGCGCCGTGGCGATATCGACCGCGACTTCCTTCATTTATTATATGATATACACGCATACAGATACACACAAATTACTGAATTTTTTTATTTTGGCTTAATGGAGCAAACACCGTCTTGACAGAAAAAATCGGGTTGTAAGGCCGGATGTTTGTACAAGGGTTTTCGTTTTTTGTTCTTTTTCGCCTGTTGTGCGGCTAAAGGTTTTTCCACTGTGGTGGTCACAACTTCATCTTCATTGTCGTGGGTAAATTGTCGAATTTCCTCGTCAATGGCGTCGGCTTCGCGTTTCAAGGCGTCAGGTAGACCCGTGACGTCGCGTGTGTCCGGTAGACTACTCGACAACTCAGGTAGGTCGCGTTGTTCATCGTCGGCCACGGCATCGGCCAATTGTGAAACAATGTCCTCTGGTTCATTGACCTCTTCTACTACTGCCGGCAGTGGTTCTGGAAGCGGTGCTGTTACTGCCGGTGGATCGTCAAAAATTTCTGTAATTTTCGACGTCCGCGGCAGTGGCGACGTCCCGGCCAACGCTTCGGCTTGTCTGGACCACAAAGCCGCTAGTAATACTTCTGGAGGCACCATGGGCGGCGGCGGCGATGCTGGGCGAGGTGGAGTTGGTCGTGCAGCAGCTGCAGGCATGGGTTTTGGTGGTGTTGCCGGCATGGATACAAGCTTTGCCTGCGTTGGTGGTGGCGCTGGTTCATCATCATCATTTTCTTCTTCTATTTCGTCTAGCTGACGCATTTGCTGAGATAATTCGTAATCACTCGTATCGATAGTTTCCTTTAAAAAATCGTTCTTCTTTTTCAAAAGATTAGGTCCTATGAACGAAATGAGAGGCGTGATGGCTGTCGTGGCCAGATTCATGAGTTGCGACGTTTCTTCAGCTGGCGAAGGTTCCAATTCGATGCCCTCCATCAGCGATTTGACGAGTCGTTTTTGTTTCTCTAATTCTCGGCGGCACTGATCGTGTTTGCGCTTGAAATAGAAGAGAGCCAACGATAACGCGATGCACGCCAGGACCAGAATTTTGTTCATTTTTTATTATTAGAGAGTTAAGAGTTTGTCGTTTTACAATACAAAAAGATACGACGATGATGCACGTAGATCAGCAGCAACAACGTGTCCTTTTCGAAGCCGTGTCTCGAGCCAAGGGACTCTTTTACAAGAATCTCTTTGATTTACATTTACAAATTAGTCCTTTGTGCGACAAAAATCCTCGCATCCGGCAAACGTGTTTCAAAATTCGCAACAACGGTCTGCAAATCTATACCAATGTCCAACACCACATTCACGCCAATGCCAAAGTGACCAAAGAGGCTTTCGATACGTACACGTTGACCGGCGACGTTGAAGAGCTCAACATTGGCATCAGTCTAGAGTACCTGAAAACGACGTTCAAAAACGCCAAAAAGACGGACGACGTTGTTTTCACCGTTCTCAGCGACGACACGGACGACACTCTTCCCGGAAATATTTGCATTCAAATCATTAAGACTCAAAAGACGTCGAAAAATAGTCAAACCAACGACTATCCCAAAGTGAAATCCAACGCTAAAATCAAAGTGACTCTCGTTCAGAATCAGCTACTCGAATTCGGTGAACGCATCACCGATCCCGTCAACGTTTCCAACGAAGAATACCTCAGCATTTGTCGCAACATTCAAATGCAACCCGGATGGATCGACATTTCACGCAGCGAACAGAGTCTCAAATTTGCTTTCCAAGTCAACGAAATCATCGAATGTTCCACCATTATCGGTGAAGCCAGTGAACCGCTATCGCCGCCTCAACGTTTCAATGCCAACAACATCAAAAGTACCAACAAAATCGCCACTTTTGGACCTCAACTGAAAATCTACTTGAATAAACATCAGCCGATGGTGATTGAGAGTAACAATGAACACATCAATATCGGAATCTGGGTCAAATCCAATGACCAAATTTCTGAAGAAAATAAATAATATAAAATGATGAATAGAAAGGTGTTTGTAGGTGGAATCATCATCAGTCTATTGGCGATAGTCTACTTGCTGTCGTATCCGAAACCCGTCACCCCCACCGTTCAACAACAGCGACCAGTCGTCGTCTACGAAGCCATGAAACGACCGGCTCCCGTCAGACGTCCTCTGCGCTCCTTTCGTCTTCCTGCTCCTGCTTCTCCTAAGCCGGTAACCGTTTCACCACCAGTACCAGTACCAATGCCAGCTCACGTCATGTTGACGCAAACGAGCGAATCTGCTCGTCCAGATGAAGAGTCGCGTCCTTTTCCCGATGAAGCGCCGCCATCATTCGTCGAACCGCCTCCGCCACCGCCGCCGCGTTTAGCTCCATCGTCGCTCACGCAGGCGTACACGCCCACAGTGTTACCTCGAAGAGCCAGAGCGTTACCGATGAGTCGTAAAAGTTTCCGGTCCATGCCACCGCAATCTTTTACGCCACCACCACCACCACCACCTGAAGCGGATCGGCGACCCGTGACGCTCATTAAAGATCTTTGAATAGTGTCATTTTAAAAGTTTTGGTTAATTTTTAAAATGATAGAGTTTTCTGTGGCGTTTCATGGCTCGTTCATTTTTGACGCTTTTACCGCACGTTGAACATTGACACGGGTCTTGTTCGATGCGAGTCACGCAGCACTGAAATTCTCGTTCGTTTAACCACAACGGTCGATAGCCGCACGACTGAAACACATAGTTGACCAACGACTGATGACTGGACGTTTCAAACCATAACGTTTCGTAACCTTTAGCGAAATTACCCGTCGATGTGACGACGACCACGCACACGGCGGTCGTGTCATTCCTCCACGTAGCCGACCAATTGGCGTCGAATTTCAAACAAATTCCTCGACGTTGACATGCGGCAAAAAGAGTCATTGTCACAACACATATATTACACGACCGGACGGCCAGCGAAGAAGCTATGCTCTCTGTCTTTATATAATATTCGTTCCTCATTTCTCTAAATTAATAAATTATGAATAATCAGTTATGGTTGATTATGTTTTTCGTGGTGATCTTGGGAGTACTCGGAGTTTTTGCCTTTACAGAGAAAAGACGGTCACCTGCACCGTTACCACCGGCTGAACCCACGTACGGTCTGTACGGTGGCGCGCCTCTCATGTTTAACGGTGCCATTCTACCGGCGACGATCGATTTACCTAATCCACCCCAACCCCCCATCGCGGCCTACACGCCTTACGGTGCCTATTCGGAACAGTCGCTAGGCTTTCCCATCGGCAACTATTGGCCCAGACCGGACATGATGACGTTTCCCGAGTTTACAATCCCCACCTACATCAATGCTCCCGATAGTACGATGAAACCTCCAGTACCGGGACCCGGACCCGCGCCCGGACCCGTGCCCGTACCCGTGCCTGGACCCGTCGACGCCAAACTTGCCGCTAATTTAACGAAATATTTCAAACAATTGTGGCCAAATATGACGACGTTGACTGACCCGGTCAAATTGGAACAAATCTACGACAATTTAGACGCCTACTATCTCGATTGGATTCCAGGCAAAGAAAAAGCCTCAGCGTCCAACTACAAAACCGATCGTATGCCTTTGTTGACGGCCATCGATTCCGACGCCAAACTCGACTACTCGCGACTATTTGACGGCAACGTGTGCGATTGTTTGCGTATCGCTCACAAAGAATGCATCTACAGTCCTAATCGATTGCAAGCCAAAGAACTTTTGGACTGTCCCACGTGGCCCTACATGGTCGTCAATTTGACCAACGCGTGGCTCATGAAACGCGCCTATGATACCAACAATCCCGATAGCAATTATCGCAAAGATACCATCGTTCGAAACGGCATGTCGGGCATGAAAGGATTTCCCAACGATTCTTTTTACGAAGGTTTCGTCTATCCGGGCGAATACGCCGTCCCCGATTTGTGCAGCAGTAAACCCGATCCGTTTTTCGACGAAATGCAACCCGGTCTGACGTCCGGTGGTCAGCCACTCAACATGTCGCGTCGCAATCCACCGTGGTGGTATCCTCAAGATTGCTCTTCGACGGCTTGCGAATTCCCCGACGAAAAATGTTTGACCGTCGTCAGCGACGGCTCGTATGGTGGATCTCAATCCAAGGGCACCTTTAAACGTTGCTATCGCGACGGAACGTACACGATCGGCAATAAAGCTCCCGCTTCGGCGTCACGTAGCGGCTTTGTGCGCGAATACTTGACGACCGACCTGAAAGACGACTGTCCCGGCGGTTTCCCGCCCAACATTTGCGCCGACGTTTCTCCGCGCGATTATCGCGGCTACTGGACGTACCCTTTAGTCGGTTGCGGATTGTGGTGGACCGTCGGCAAATCGGTGGCCGTCAACACTAAACTCGGTCTGCTCTTGGCTCCCAAATCGGAACAGGGATTGGGTCTGGATTTCGATAAACTCATGGAATTGCGCACGCAAACCAACGCTTTCGAACAGAATTTGTTCCAACAAGTCAATCGAGTCATGCAAATCATTCGCGACGGTAGCGTACCCGCTAACGGCACCATGTGGCCGGCTATGACGTTGGACGTATTGAAACAGCACGGTTACAAGGGCGCTCAGATTGCCGATAGAACGCAAGCCTTCAGCGCCGCCAAAGATCTCGTAGCCTACTGGTACAAAGAAGGCTATACGGGTCTCGATTCCACTCCTCACGGTTTCAATTACAATTACTCGAAATATTTCCCGTTGGGTTGTCATTTTTCGTACGCGTCTCGTTTCGATCATTTGCTCACCTCGTACATGACGGTAGCCAAATTGGATTCCATTCAGTTTTTAGTGGAACCGCAAAACGTCAAAGTCGGTCTGCGTCCGGCCTACATGTTTGAAATTTTCAGCAAGAAACCTCGAACGGCTGATGCTATGGTCGGTTCGGCATTCCAAGATTTCAGTATCACGTCGTGTCGCGCGTGCTACAGTCTCGATCCGGGACCTCAAATCGAACAGTACATCAAGTACGGCTACTTGCCGGCATCGGCCGTCACCACCAAGAAACTCATCGATCCCGCCGTCTTTTTGGCTCGTGCCAGTGCCAAGAGTTTCACTCCGGCCGTGCTTTAAGTTTGCATCAGAAAGCCTCATCGCCTACAACATAAAGATAATGAGTACGCGTGTCGTTTTGAAACGCGTCGAAGACGAACAACGTCTACGCGATCGTTTTACGGTCGTTCTCGAAGACAAGACGACTCGCGTGTGTTTTGTCGACGGTGTTTGGCCGACGTTCAGTGTCCCTTTCTCGGCCGTACCGACGAGCGGCAACAATCGCTTGTATCGACCTTGTCTCTCGTTTCCCCGATTCACGGGCACGTTGCGTCCCGAACAGGTCAATATTCATCAAAATGCTCGCATCAAATTGGCCGAAACGCACGTTGTCATGATTAGCTGTTTTCCCGGTTTCGGGAAAACCATAACCACCCTGTCGTTGGTGTGCTCTCTTCGCTTGCCGGCCATCATCGTCTGTCATCGCGTCTGTTTGGTTCAACAATGGCGCGAATCGATCGCCACGTTTTGCAGCGGCGATGCTCTCGTCGTCGACTTGCCAGGCTACACGGGCACCGACTATCATTTTGGCATCATCAACATTGCCAACGTTCACAAATTAAACGACATCCCGGTCGATCACGTGCTCGTCACCGATGAAACCCACTTGTTGCTCAGCGAAAAACGCAGTTTGAATTTGTTGAAATTCTGTCCCAAACGATTCATCGGCTTGACGGCGACACCCTATCGTCCCGATGAACTGCACGTCTTGTTTAAATTTTTTTACGGTGAAAATTTCATCGTGAAAAAATTGTTCAAAAAACACGATATCTACACGGTGTACACGGGCATAGTGATGCTCGAGCGGCGCATTTACGGCAAACTCGACTGGAACTACATGTTGGAACAGCAAGCCACCAACGTGCAGCGTCATCGTTTACTGGTCGACATTATTCAAACGTTCCCCGCTGACCGCACGTGGCTCGTGCTCGTCAAACGCGTGGCTCACGGTGAAGCGTTGCGCGATTTACTTTTGACCGTGCGACCGTCGCGCGTCGTCAGCCTCCTCACGGGCAACGTGCACACGTACGACAAACAGTGCGACATTTTGATCGGCACCGTTGGCAAAATCGGGACGGGTTTCGATTTTCCCAAATTGGATTCCCTACTCGTCGCTGCCGACATGGTTCAATACTATATCCAATTTCTGGGCAGAGTCATGCGAACGAAAAACGTGCCCGTCGTCGTCGACGTGGTCGACCAGCACGCCATCATGAATTTGCACTACTTGTCTCGCAAAAAAGAATATCTCGAACACGGAGGGCGCATCATCAATGCCAACGAACGCGTTCGAGATTTAACCACCACCACTACTAACCCGTAGCGGCGGCGGCTTCGACGTCTCGCGAAACGATCGTCACGTGCAACGATTTACATTTCATGGGAAAGACGAAATGCTTCCTGAATTCGTCGACAAATTCGCTAAAAATAGTCAATCGAAGATCAAAGACGGTCGTCTGTTTGGTTCTATAGATGAAAGAATTGAGCGATTCCGTGTGATGCCTCAGTCGGCACATGTTGTGACTTTCGTTGACAAACACCCCGGGACCGATCAGTTTAGTTTTCTTGCAAAAATCGTATTTACATCGGGTAATATTGGTAAAATGATGCGCGAATTTACACAGATTATTGTAGACGCACGGTTTCTTTAGCAAATAGAGTCGACAGAGTTTCACGTTGACGACGCGTGACGGCACCGTCGGATGCCTCGTGTTCCATCGCTGAGGTATCGTGTACACTTGGACGTGATTGTTGAACATTTTATCGATATCGTCCGTCGACTCGAACAAATTATAGTGGATAGGTTTCGGAAATATATATCGTCTTTTTTTGGTTGTCATCTCGTCTGGATCGTCATCGTCGTCATCGCCACCGCTGCTGCTGCGATATTCGACAATGGCCGCGTCTCCATCGTAATCGAAATAGTCATCCAACTCTTCTTCGCTGCTGACGAGCAAGTCGTCTTCGGGTACCGCCGCGATTTCATCCGACATTTTTCTATTGTTCTTGACCAATTCTTTATCATCTTGAATTACACAACATTTTTTGAAAAATTAATTTGTCTTGTACAATTCTTTGACGCGTTGCAGCGTCTGTTCTTCTTTGCCCAGTCGACGATTGACGTGGTTGTGAAACGTGAACCAAAAGTAAAACAAATTGGCTTTGTTCAGACACGCCCATGTCAACGCTTCTCCTCCCATTTCACTCGTGTAGGTGTAGGCCAAATGTTGGGCTGCCGTCGTCGGCAACCAGATGTGAAACGTTTCGAGAAATTGACGCATGCGCGTCTGATCTGCAAACGTGGGTTGATCTCGATACGTCAACGCCGTCATGTGTAAAAAGAACCAGAATGGCGGTCCCCATCCCGCCACGCGCGTCGAATACATGTTTCTGGCTTGCATTAAACCGACGAGCGGTTTGTGAAGGCGTTGATTGACGGCGTTGTGAAAATGGACGTAAAACTCGAAAAGCGATTGACGCGACATGGTCGCTTGCAATAAATTGGATTTCGACACGTAGTCTCGAGCGTGTTGCTGACAATAGGGACAGGGTAACAAATTGGGCAACAAGATGAGAAAGTCAATGGCCGCTTTTACGTGAGGCGACGATGGTGTCGCCGGATAGGCCAGACTGCTCGTGTGTAAAAAGAACCAAAAAGAAGGTCCCCAATCGGTCGTCGATCTAAACGATGATCTGTTTGCGTTCATTTATTGGAGGTTATTAAACGTAGTCGTACATGACGTTCATTTGCGGCGCAAAACTGGCTCTACGATGGCGACGACTCGACCGACGCATGGTACGTCTCATGGTCGTGGCCGAAGCGCGACGTTTAGACTTTCGGCGTTTAGTTCGACGAGACTTTCTACGCGATTTCTTTGTCACTCTGGCCATGAAACACTTTCGTTTTCCATTGGCCCTAAAGCAAACTTTTCTCTTTCTAGTACGAGCTACCATTTTATTTAAATAAAATTAATAACGGCGGCGACGTTTGCTGGTCTTGCGACGTTTACTAGATTTGCGCGACTTTCTTTTTGAACGTCGCTTGGAGCGACGTTTGGACTTGCGAGATTTGCGACGAGCCTTGGCTGCCGCCGGTCCCAACAGGAAATCCGGTGGCGGTGGCAGCTCAGCCTCTATTGACGGTGTCAGAAATACTGACGGTGCGTCTTCCGCGAGATCTAGGGAGGGATCGTAATTTCTCGGTCCAAAATAGGTCGTCTTGGGGTACGGACGACGACGAGTGTACCTTCGTCTCGTCCTTCTTTTGGTAGTGACACGTTTATTGGACCCTCTTTTAAACCAATAACATCTCTTATAGTATCCTTTTCCTTTTCTAGATTTGACCATTATTATTTATTAATATCAATTGATTTTAAAATTGCTCACAAATTTTAATGTAGTTTGTGTGTACACACGATGAATGATTTAGAAAAGTTTGATTTCAATCTGGACGCTCGCGATGAGGACATGTGGTCGTTGCTGGCATTTGTCCAAGTGTACGACATCAAGAGTCTTCCGGTCGAAGTGTCGCAACAGTTGACGCGGTTCTATTGCGACAAAATTCGTCAGGTTTCGAAACAAACAGGTCGTGACGTCATGGACGACCATTTTCTCAATACGGTTCACTATTGCATTTGTCGTGGCTACGAATTTTTTCGTAACCTAACACCCTTCAAATTGCGCGTGTGTTTGGCGACGCGATCGCAAGTGAATGCCTACTGGCTCGAACGCATTGCTTCGTTGATGCAATTTCTATAAGTTCCAATATTTTTCATGGAATATTGGAACTATTTCTTAATATAAATCTTTGATTCGAATAAAGAAAAATGATGCAAACACTTCAATCGAATGCTTTCGAGACTCTTGTCGTAGAGTTCAAAAAATATCTGGCTTTACAGGTGCCGTCCGAGTTGGCCGTCGTCTTTCTGACGGGTAGCGACTGCAAGTATTGCGTGGAAATGCGAGAGGTCATTGATCGTGTCATGCCTCGCTATATAGGCAAAGTGCAATTTTTCACCGTCAATTTGAGCGAGAACAAGTCGGTCGTCTCGAAAGCCGAAGGTAGCGTCTATCAGGATGGCAGCGACGCTTCCATTCAACACGTACCCATCGTTATTTTCTATCGCAAACAAATGCCCATCGCTCGTTTCAAGGGTCAGTACAACGAACACGATTTCGCTCAGTTCATCGCGTCCGCGATCGAAGGTTCGGTCGCGGTTCCAGCTTACGCTCCGCCTCCGTCGTACGCGCCACCACCCGCCGCCGCCGCTGGGTATCCAGTAGAGCAGCCGGTTGCCGCCTCCGCTTATCAGCAGCAGCCGTACGCCTATCAACAGGCAACGCCGCAACAGTATCAGCAGCAGCAGCAGCATTATCAACCGACTGCGGCGACGGCACCGGCTAAACTTCAGCAATCGTACTACAACACTCCGTACCGTCAACCTCCTCTGCAGCAGCACCAACAAGATCTCTACAACAGACCGGGAGCAGCTGCCGCCGCCGCCGACAACGCGCCCAGCATCGAAAACTGTAGCGGACGTAAATTTTGCTATTCTACCTACGCAAATGCTTATAACAGTTGTTAAATAATTGTTTGATGTAGATAAAAATGGAGAAGCACATTGAATGGCTATCTCGCAAAAGCGATGTGTTGAAAATGTTTTTCATGATGATTCCCGTCGGCGACGCTTTCCATTTACCCGATTGCAGTTGGGCGTCAGAGACGCGAGGACCCGACACGTGCGTCTGTCAGCACATTATGTGGCGCGTTTACGGCGTTTTGACTAGCAGCAGCAGCAACGGCGGCGACGGCCCTCAGTCGCTCGTATAGCGCTTCCGTCACGTAATCTGGACAATCGACGTGCACGTGATCGACGTAGAAAACGACAGCGACAACGTCAAAGGTCACATGTCGTCACGCGAATTCTCTCAACCATTTCAATGTCGACTCCAAATAACGACTCGTGTACGCTTCTGTAAATGTTGCCGTTTCCTTGTACCATTCTTGATATGTTTTTATCCAATACATGAGTACCCCCTGTAAGTCTTTTGATTCCAATGTCGCGTGACACGCTTCGATGGGGACGATAGAGTCGTCGAGGTGAAACAAGTGCGTAAACAATTGGTTTTCGCGCAACGTCCGGACGCTTTTCCAGCGACCCACATCTCGCCATTGTCGTTCATTATCGCTACAGCTGCTGCTACCGCTGCTGCTACAATCGGAATTGTAACCCGAAGCTCCTCCTTCCGTTGTGGGCGGAGTTTCATCTTCGTCGCGTGGGTAGTCGGCGCATTGAGTCACTCGCGCTAGCAAATCAAAAAGACTGCGTTTGAATTGTCGATGGCGTCGAGCGTGTCGCAACCCGACTTCAAATTCCACGCCCCAATGCTGAAAATTCTTTTGCAGAATGTAAATGTCGTGGATGGGACAAAAGACCATAGGATTCATGTAGTGATGCGTTTGAGTCATGGGCGCGCGTAAACCTGTCACGCCCCGACAGTAGCTGAACCCGAAATCGATCATGATGGGACGATAGTCATCGTACGGCAATATGGTACGCGTGCCGTCGTTGAACGTGTACACGTGTTTACTTTGCGACGCTTTCACCATAAGAATGTTGTCGAAATGCAAGTCGTAATGGGTGAAATCGCAGATTTCTCTGGCCACTTTGAGCATGCAATAGAGATGCAAATAAATGAGCTCTTTTTCGCTCGTGTTCAGCTCGTCCATAGCGTCGTACAGAGTGAATTCGTGTTCGATAAACTCCATGACAATACACTGCGATTTCGCCGTTTCCTTATAGTCCAGCAGTCGAGGGAAAAAAGATTTCATTCTCTGGTCGCTGTTCAAGACGAGCATAACGTCGCGTTCGTGTTGCAAATTCACGTCCGGTAAGCTATTGGTCTTGTAAATGGCTTTCTTTTTTTTATATTTTCCCTCGTAGACGGTGCCGTAGTTTCCTTGTTTGGATAGTTTTTTCATCGTATATGTGTGTTTATGTGTCTCGGTTGATTCTTTTTAGGAGCCAAATAAATTTGATTCACCACGATTACCTGTAAATTTTACAGATATATTGAACGTCGAGCTAAAAGAACGTATTACCACAATAAAAATGACTGAAAAGATGGTTTCTCAAGAAAAGATGGTTCGTCAAGGAAAGTTGCACGTGCGTCAAAAGAAGCAGACGCGCAACGAGAGCATCAAGTCGTGCAAAGAGACACTGGAACGGCTCATCAACACCTATCAGATGGAGCCAGAGTTTGCTCACGATTTGGAAGAGTTTAGCAAGCTCTTTGCGTCCATGTTGAAAACGCTCGAAACGGTGAAAAAGACGCGCAACAATGCCAACACGGGATTGGGTAAGAGTCGACCCGTCACGGCCGCCACGCGCGCTTTCATCAAGCAAGTGTCTGGCGACGACAACGACAACGGGGCGTGTTCTCGTTCCGTTCTCACCAGTCTCATCAGCCGCTACGTCAAGGAAAAGCAACTTCAAACCCACGAACGCAAAACCTTGTTCCAATGCGACGAGGCGTTGTGTAGCATTCTCCAATGTACCGCCTCCATGTGCAACGATGCCAAGAAATTGGAAAAGTACTTGGAACTCGAGTGCATTCAAAACCGCGCCTACATGCAACAGTATATAATCGGCTTACTCGAGTCTGGTTCAACCATTGAGTTGGCGGACGAGCTGAAGTTGCGTGAAAACGATTTGATTTCCTGGACAGAATTACAGAAGATTTTGTTTTTAACTTTCGAAGATGAACAGCAAAGCAGCCCTAGCCAATAAATTTGCCGAGAAAGCCGGTTTGACCGATGCCAAATCGACCACCATCCCATCGTGTAAGTCCATCAACAAGCCGGCCGGACTTTTTATTGGCGAAGACAATTTGAAGTCTTCTGGATGGAAACCTGAACTGATGGCTGTTGGAAAACCTCATAAACTTGTAACTCGAAAACTCGACCCCATTACCAAAGGCTTTGAAGAAAAGCCAGGTATTCTTTTGGATGCTCCACGCCTTCTCATTTTACGTTCGTCACCGTTACTTTGTAAAAATCTTAACACTGGTTATGTTGATGGCTTGTGGAATGCTCCTCTGCACAAACCGGTATCTTATTTGAGATGTATGAGACGTCATTTAGTTTTGTTTGTCGATGAAAAAAATGAGCCGATGCACACTCGTCCCATTCAATTGAGTGCTATGGGACATTTTATGTATAACTTTGATAAAATGTATGAGAAATTTGTTGTCACCATGATGGCCCAGGAGAACTTGCCTTTTGGCGGTAAATTGGACGACACTACGGACAACAAACAGCTCTACTTTTCCAGCTTGTTTGTTTACGCTCCTATTTTCCAGTCGCAAGCCGTCGGCACGCCACCCAATTCGTCGATGGCGTGCATCACTACCGATTTCAAACCCAGCGTCATGATTGAAGCCAACGATGAGCACATGGAAGTTTTCCAAGCCGGAAAGAATTGGTGGAAAAAGGCCGTCAAAAGTTTGTCGTCACTGGAACCTTCTCCCACTCCAACCGTGGTCGACTCGAATTTCGGCGGCGGCGAGAACATTATCTACGAAGAAGAAGTCGACTTTTAATTTTCTTTGTGTTGGTAGTCACATGTAGTAGTGATGGTAGAAAAACAGTAGTTGGTAGTAGTTGGTAAACTTTCAATATTTTTCACATTTTAAATATTGAAAGTATATAACAATAAAATATGTCTGACGTGATAAAGTTGGAAAAATTGCCCAATTATGATTGTATTTTGCCCAACCAATACACGTATAAAGATCGAAAAGCTAGAGGTTCGAAAATTATCATTGTCGGCAAACCCGGTTCGGGTAAATCGACGTTGCTCAAATCGATTCTGAAAGCCAAAAGCGATATCATTAAAACGGGCATTGCCATGTCCGGCAGTGAAGGTGCCAATGAATTTTATAGGGAATTTTTCCCGCCACTTTTCGTCTACGAAGAGTACGACGATCAAGTGCTAGCCGACGCTTTGACACGTCAATCCAAGGTTATTAGCAACAAGGAATTGGCCGACGAAGACAAGTGGTTGGCCGTCATTTTAGACGATTGTGCAGATCAGCCTAGCGTTTTTAGACAGAAAATTCAGAAAACTTTGTTTAAAAACGGAAGTCATTTTAGAATGTTTTACATTATATGCATGCAATTCGCGTTGGACATGCCGTTGAACGTGCGCACGGCCGTCGACGGCGTCTTTCTCTTTCGCGAAACCAACTTGGAATCGCTCAAGCTCATGTACGTCAACTACGCCGCCATCGTGCCGTCGTTTGACTTGTTCAAACAACTCATGCTCCACTACACGGGCGACCATCAATGTCTCTTTTTGAACAACGCTCTCCAGTCCAACGATTGGAAACAGTGCGTCTACTATTGTAAAGCCGACGTGGTCGACGGTTCGTGGCGTTTCGGTTCTTTCGACCTGCACCAATGGAACAACGAACGATTCAATCCGTTGTGGGACGATCCAGAGTATCAAATGAATCAAGCACTCAAAGAGTTGCCTACTACTAATCGCTAAACATTTGCGTCCATATCGGTGTTCCGTCGCTTTTACGCACGGCGCCGACACCGATTCGTTTGTACGACGTGCCCAAAATATTGCTACGGTGACCCGGTGAATTCATCCATCCTCGCATGACGGCTTCGGGTGTCCCGTAGCCTGCGGCGATATTCTCTCCTATGGCTCCCCACGGGTAGCCGGCTTTACGAGCCCTATCTCCCGGAGTTTCGCCGCTGGGATTGTTATGATCGAAAAATCGTCGACTGTTCATGTCGGCGCTGTGCGCGCGGCTAATGTCGGCCAATTTGGAGTCAAACACCAGTTGAGCTAGACCGCGACTCGATCTTTCGGCGTTGGTGATTCTCGCCACTTGACCTTCCCATCCATCAGGAGCCGGTAGAGAAGGTTCAGCTGGTCGTCGCGGTCCCGAAGACGACGAATTCAACAAGATAAGCACCACTACAAAGAGTAGAAACCCACCAAAGACCAATAACATTTTTTGAGAATTTAACATTTTATCTCTATTAAAGGTAGATTATTGTAAAAAAAACTAGGCCGCCATGACGACAAACAGCAGCAGCAGCGTCTACATTATCGACGATTTGTTGGACGAAATCGACGTGTTGAATTTGTTGGCGGCCGTTTCGGACGAAAAGGAGAATTTCTTTCCAACGGGCACTGTGACCAACGCGGTCGACTATCGTCGATCGACCATGATGAATGTGACACCGGCTTTTATTCGACAACTGTTTCACCATAAAGTGATCTCTTTACTGCCCGAAATGTGCCGTCATTTATGGCATCCCGATTTCATCTTGGACGACTCGGCTTTCGAGTGTCAAGTGACTCGCAGCGGTCACGGTGATTTCTATTTGGAACACACGGACAATTGTACACCGTGCGAATTACGCGAACTCACCTACGTCTACTATTTTCACACCAATCAGTTCACCGGTGGAGAATTGGTCTTTATCGACGATGGCACTATTGTGAAACCGCTTCGAAACCGTCTCGTCGTTTTCGATTCGTCGCGCATGCATCAAGTGTTGCCCGTCACCGTGACGGGTGCCAACACGTTCGAAAACGGTCGTTTCACCGTCAACGGCTGGATCCGACGACGTGCCGACCCGTAAAAAAATTCAAAATAAGATGTGTGTTATTTTGAATTTTGTATATGCGTGTGCGTGTGTGCGTGTGTGTGTTTAATATCGCGTGGCGATAGTGACGTCGCCAACATTGTTGACCATTTCTCTGTAGAGTGGAATCATGCCGCTCGTTTGCATGACCATTTCGTTGTCGGGTGAAAATTCGGCTCCCGCGTTGATGTTGTGTCCACCGTACGTGGACTGGTATTTGAGCAAACCCAATTCGTTGGTGGTGTCGTTGTGTCGACCGCCCATCACCGTCATGGCTCCTTCGCGCAAATCAATGTGCGGCGTGACGGCCGGTTTGAACCAATTGTCGCCCGATAGAGGAGCGATAGGCAAATCGCCTCGAATGGGATCACCGAGAGAAAAGAGTCGGCTCATCTTGTTGGCGTAGACGGCGCGCGGGTAAATGACTGGCTGCAATTGACCGCTATGGCTCAAACCCAACGGGTTCATGGGATCCACGGCCAAGTATTGCGTGTCGGGTACGGGTCCTTGCAGAGCCGAAGTGTAGGGAACGTCGGCGACGCGCGGTGCCACGTTACTCGTCTGATTGGGAGGCACAGTGTAATTCAAGGTGAAATTGGTGGTGGGCGGTGCCAACATATCGCTAGCTTCAGCGCGACGCGGACGCACCAGCATGTCGCTGCTCATCATTCTTGCCGGTTGAGGCACCATCGATGCCGCCGGTTGTCTAGTGGTGTTGTAATCGAGCGTGGTCGTCATGGCTCGAGGAGGAGGCTCTTCGAATCGATACGACAAGGGCGGCATGAATGTTTCAATGAGGGACGGCGATTTTCTTTTCGTCCACGCGGCGCACAATCCGACAGCAATTAAAAGTGTCAATATAACTTGAATCATTTATTATTAACATCCACATGTTGTGAAATATTTTGCGAACGACTGAGCGCGTCTTTAGCGTCGAACGAGAAAATAGTAAAGGCCGATTCCTGCAGCCATAGCAGCGATGAAAAATCCTAGGCAAGCGTAATCCATATTTTATTATAACGTGGTTTTAATCAAATCATATCCTTGTTGAAAAAGTTTTATTTTCGTCTCATGATCCAACGAAATGATGGATTCCACTCCGCCTCCGTCGGCTTCGAATTCGTAGAGACGATGAATTTTCGAGCACGCTTCGAGACGCGACTTGTCGAGCAAACGACTCGGTACACTAAAGACAATGTCGACCAATTCTTTGAGACCCGGTGCCGGTGGCGGAAGTGTCGTCGGCAACGGTAACGTTCGCGGTCGAAAACATAGAGCCATGATTCGTTCGCTGAAATCAAAATCTTGAGCCACATCGACGGCCAAATTGTTGACGATGCCTCCATCCATGTAGACGTGCTGGGTTTCGACGCAGCGCGGCAACGTTCCCAACGGGATGGCGCAACTGAAGAGAACGGCGTTAATGACGCTATAGTCGGGTGTAGTGATGACGCTGAAAATCTCTTGTCGCCGCATCGTCACGTTGAAGGCAATGACAAAAAAAAACTTGCCAGTTTTTTTGAATAGTTGCTCGAACGTGACTTGAACATCGAGATAGGTGGGCATAACGGTGGGCAGTAGACTGTGCACGTACGGCGGCCGCGTGCTAAACTGGAAAATCTTTTTCAACGGCAACAGATCGTACTGTTGCGACGGCGTGTGACCGCACAGGAACAGCAAACAAATGATGCTACCGACGCTCGTACCGCAATACGTCGTGATGCGTTCCAAATGGCCGTGCTCTTTCAAGTAGTGCAAGCCGCCCAAATACTGGACGCCCTTGAATCCTCCGCCGCCGATGACGAGCGTGTCGCACAGCTCGGTTCTCTGACAATTTCCATTACCAATATCGAAATTGTAGTGATGGAAATGGCCCATAATTTATTTATATCGTGTGTGATAAATATATTATTTTTCTTGGAGTGAATTTTTTAAAGATAAAAATGAATAAGACTCCAATTTACAAAATTTTGCACAACGACAACACGGCAGATAGGCTGGACCGTTTGGAACGTTTGTTGGAACGCGTGCTCCAGCAACAGCAGCAGCGAATAATGCCAGCGGCGGCAACAATCGCTACACCCCCCACCATGTACGCTCCTTCGAATGTGGTCAAGAGCCAAGCGGATTGCGTCAAATGCGCGACGCGGGCCGCCACGTCGGAAAAGGTGCTCTATTTCGCTCTCGGCGGTGTTCTCGTTCTCCTCGTCACTTTGACGATTAAAAATATGAAAAATAACCGAGGCCAAAAGTACGGCAGATAACCTTAAAAAGTGGAAACATGTTTTGCGATTTCTGTATGTTTAGTAGCGCCAACGACGGGGAGTTTAAGAAACATTTTCGTCGCGCCCCCTGTCGCACGGCTCGATCGATTCTTTTCTGTTGCAAATTGTGCGACTATGTCGGCCACTCGATCAAAGACATCAAGAAGCACGCGTGCACTCGCGTTCGCTTCGAATTCAACGAAATGGAACGTTTGCGAACGGCGCAACTTTTGCCGACCCCTCATCAACTCGTCACCACCGTCGCCGAGCACGAATGGTACAAGATGGAACAACAATTGAAAGAAGTACGCGTCATCATGAACAATCCCAACTTGCAATTGACGCACGTGTCGCTGAGTAATCGCGAACAATTGTTGCTGGTGCCCGGTAAATTGCTCTACTCGCTGTGTCAGTACCGCAAATGGCTTCACGCCCCTCACGTCGGATTGCCCAATTTATCGGTGGAAAACATTTGTCAAGTGATTCGCAATCGTCGCTACGCCGATCGTTTTTTCGTTTTCCAAGTGCACGACGAATGCGATGTGCGTCACTATTTCAAACTCTTGTTCGCCAAAGCCGATGCCGCCTATTGGCCTTTTTGTGTCGACAATGCCACCATCACGCATTGGGTGTACAATTCGACGTGGTGTCCCTTTTCGAAAACGGTCGACGGTCAAGTGTACGTCAAACAGACGCGCGACGAGCTGTTGAACGCGCTCTACGAATCGCGCTACACCAATTGGCATTGGTCGCGAATGTCTCGCGGCGATTTCCATCGATTCGTGTGTCGCGAGTGGACGACGTTGCACTACAAGAACATCATAAAAATCGTGGGCAGTCTGGCCGATGTCATCAATCACCAGTGGACAGATTTGGAAGCGGAGCAGGGACGCGTTCGCGAAAAAATCGAGAAACTCTTTCCGACGCTTTTCGATTTTGTGAGTTTTTGGGACGCGGGCGTGGACGCGGTCGTCAATCGAGTTGAGCTCAACGATTTGACTCTTGACGACGTGGATCTGTACGAGTGTGTGGAACTGTCGTTGACGTTCGAAGAGGCCGTGTCTCGTTTTGTCGGCAAGAAAAAGCAACGCGGATGGCTGCCTTTGATGCGAGTTTTTCGCTCGAGCAATTGAATCGTCACTACGGTTGCTCGGCTCCCAATAAACGCGTCTTGTACGAAATGATTTTCGGTGTGCCCGTGACGGACGACGACGTTTGGAATCTCCCCGTTTTCGACGAGTACAAGAAAAAGGAACAAGAATTCGAAAAGTATATCGTGTCGCCTCACGATGTCGAAGAAGGTGTTCTCATTTGTCACAAGTGTAAATCGAAAAAAATCACGGCCTACAGTCGTCAGACGCGCAGTGGCGACGAACCGATGACCGTTTTTGCTAAATGTAGTATGTGTCAACATCAATGGGTTCAATAAATGAGAAGACCACAAGTCCTTTTTCTCGTCTTGTTATTTCTAACGATTGGTCTAGTTGTAGTCATTATTGCTAAGCAGCGACGACGCGTTCGCGAGTCGTACGTCATCAATTCACCTTCGGCCGTCTCGTTGTTGCATCGATTGAGTGAAGCCATGCGCGACATTTTAAGTAGTACTAGTAGTGGTGGTGGTGGTGGTGACTACTTGACGGCCATGTTGAACGGTCGCGACGTGTACAACGAGTTTACCATGGAGGAGGGTAGTCGATCGTACACGGAGAATAAGAAACGTATCGTCGTCTGTTTACGTAAAAACCCCAATGAATTCTATTCGTGGAACAGTTTAATGTACGTCCTGTGTCACGAGGTGGCGCACGTCATTTGCGACGAATTGCATCACACGGAGAAATTTAACGCCATCAACGCGGCGCTTTTAAAACGCGCTGAGACGTTGGGCTACTACGATCCACGAGTACCGTTCGAATCGAATTATTGTGGTTTATAGAATTATGATAAAGTATAGAATAAAAAGAAATATGGACGCCAAAGATGTTTACATTGTTCCCGTTTTCGGTGGCTACGGTACACCCAGCCAGGTGGCACCCGAACGATTGGTCAAGGGAGGCTACACGCGCATGACGGACGCCTACACGGGTAAAGATCAAGTGGTGACGTACGTGCGTCGCACTATTATTCCCGAATAAGCGGAAAAAAATTGCTAGCTAAATTGGATACAATTACCTAGTAAATAAACAGAGAAAAATATGGATATCGAATCCGGACACGAAGAAGTTTACAAGCCGTTGACGACTAAAAAGCATGCTCCGCCAGAGTCTCGAGCGTCGCGTCGCTACGCGCTCTTTCTAACGGCTACCAAAGTGCTCTGTTTGTTGATGGTGTTGAGTCTTTTGGGATACTACGTCTACGTGACGGTGACGATGGACGACGCGACCGCTCAGTTGGTACGCGACGTGAGTAAATTGAAACAGCATCATCATCATCAGCAGCATCGCAACAAGACCAGCAACGACGACGTTCCCGAATGGTTTACGCAAGTGCTCAATTTGACGCGCAAAGGTTTCGTTCACATTAGCCTGCAACCGTTCCCCCCGGAAGCTCCCGAACCAACCACGCACAGGCGTCCCACTACGTCTACAACCACTACGCCTGCAACCACTACTACGTCTACAACCACTACGCCTACAACAACGACGTCTACAACCACTACGCCTACAACAACGACGACTGTTGAACCTCCCACGACTAGCAGTACTACTACGTCGACGACAGAGAGTACTCCTGAAGATAGTACGACCGAAAGCACTACGACGACCACCGAAACTATCGATCACGATTATACACTTTAAAAAAACTTTTAATTTCAAAATGTATTTTAGACATGTTGAAATTAATTAATCTAGTTTATGATAGTTTGTATGATGAATGGTTCTCTTGAAATTGTTTTCGTGTCACGTGTCTGCGTTTTAACGGGTAATTACACAATGGAAGATTACGTCATGACTCGCCATCAACCGCCTTTGCTGGCTTCCGATTTCAGGAACCAAATCATGGTCGGCTACGACGGTCGACGCTATGATAGCGTGGCCAATTCTCACGGCAGATACTATTGGCGATGCGTCGACAAGACGTCGTGTTGTCGTGGGTTGTACGATGAATCGTTGCCTCGAAAATTGGAAGCCATGAACGAAGACGTGGACGCGTTTGTTCATCTGCTGGAGAGCGACTCGTCGCTTTCGTTTAGCAGTTTTTCTCGTTCGTGGTGGATGCGAAAACCGTTGACGTTTCTCAAAGAGATCGCCATGTATCACGGTTGGCGAGAAATAGATTTCCTTCCGAAAGCCATGAAAATGAATTATATCGATTATTTTATGTCGTACCCGTCGTCGGCCGAAGCGTTCGGCGACCAACTTTTTTTGAAAAAATATTTCGTTTCGCGTCGTCAAATCACCGACGCCTACCTGTCGCGTCTCACTCTGGAACAATTGACGCGAGTCATTGCCTGGTTCCGATTGGATGTCACCGCCGACTACAAAAAAGCCATCATCGGCTACATTCAATCGGGATTAAATTTGAAATAATAATTTTATATATCTTTTTTAGGATATGTAAAATAAGACTGTGTGCGTGTGTGAATAAATGTGCGATTACAGTAAATTTTGCACGACCGACGACGTCAACTACCAAAGTTTGACGACGGAAATCTATCTCAACGCCAGTCTACAGACACTCAATCAGATTTTGAAAAAAGTTTTGGATTTCGAAGCCGAACGCGTGGATCTCATCAGCTACGACGACATACCGTACATTATCGAACGTTTCAAAGGCATGCCCGACTACGCCTCAAAAAACGCCATCTACTTTACTTTGGGTTATTTGGCTCTGCGTCACGAGTGGGACGTGATTTGGAGAGTTCAAGAATTATTTTCGACATGGCTTGATGTCCCTTTAGCATCTCATCACACGATACGCTACTATCGCTATCTAAAACTTGCACCATCTGCTGCAAGTCTTTGATTTGAATCAGTTTGAAAATGATGGCATTATTGATGATGAGGTAAAATTGTTTCTTGTCGTAGGGACACTTCATGACGAAGCGTTCGAGAATGTATTGCTTGACGCACGATCGATTCGTGTCGCGAATGTCTTCGTTTTCCTGACGCAATGAATCGATAGTTTGATGAACATTTTTCGGTAACGACGCCGACGACGACAAGATGTACTTTTCGACGTAAACTTGTTGGCTGCGAGTGGTGCAACGGCTGAGCAGAGCGACGTGATCGACGTTTTTGATTTTCATCTCTCGGAGTGCCGCGCGTTTGTTTGTTTTAGTAAATAATTTCTTGAGGTATAAGATCGACAACGGGATCGGGGGTCGGTGTGATTTCCGCCGGTTGAACGAACGCCGATTGCGGTTGAGCCATACCGTTGTAGTCGAAAGGCATGGTGTTCATCGTGTCGAGCGATTGCATGTCGTGCGGCAACGTGCTGCCGTTTTCCTCCACACCGTAGGGATCGACAACGGGTTGCGGACCGGCCGCGTAGCCGTCCATCCACGAACAGCCGCCCAAACAGATGGACTGGTCTGCCGGCACTGCCGATTGAGATTGGGGCTTTCTGTTGCTGACGACGTAGATACTGGAGGTCGGCGACGACACGGCTGGGGAAACGCTGGTCGGCGAGTCGCGCGTTTTGTAGAACACGAATGAAAATAGCAAGACGACTGTGGTCGATAGAGCCAAAAATATGTAGTTCATCTTTATTGGAGTGAAAAGTTTTGAGTGGGCGGTAGAACCATATGCACGATTTCGTCCTTGTAGGTGACGGGTTTGGGCGGCATGGTCGGCGTCGGAGCCAGTCGCATCGACTGTTCCTGGCTGACGTTGTACATTAGGGATTGGGCATCGTAGCGATCGAGTTGCGCTATATCCCAATCGGATCGAATCAGAGTTACAATATCACTACTATTCATGGTTTTATTATGGAAGTTAAAAAATTGAGTTTCTATTTTAAACAAAATTAGGTTTAAAGAAGCGTTCTTGCCAACGTAAAACTCGCAAACATTATGGAGTATCTTATGAAGTTGAGTGAATTGTGTTTGTCGGCACCCGTTGCCGCTACCGTAGTGTCCACCGCTACCAACGCTGAAGCAGACGATGGTGCTCTTTTGGATGAAATCAAGCGTCATCAAATTGCCATGACGGACGACGATGGCACGTATCAAGTGTATTGTTCTTCTTCTCCTCAATCGGAATTCGAGTGTCTCATTCGCGGCTACATTTTCAAGGGACGTCAATTGATCTATCGAGGATTTCCTTTCACGGAAGAAATGACATGCGACAATGTGACGCGTCTGGACAAAATCAATCTGGCCGACTTTAAGATTTCGTGGTCGTACGAGGGAACGATCGTAAAATTTCTGTACGTCGACGGCAAATGGCTCATGACGACGCATCGCAAACTGAACGCTTTCAAATCGCGTTGGGCCAGCAAAACGTCGTTCGGTCACCTGTTTGTCGAAGCTTTGCAGAAAGATTACGGTTTCTCATCGTACGAAGACTTTCTCGACCAATTGCAAACGACGCGTCGCTACCATTTCATCTTGATCAACAACGCCGATAATCGTATCGTCGTTCGACCCGAATTGCAAAAAGAGAGCATCTATTTGGTGTTGGTGACGGACGAGCGCGATCAGCGGCTCAAAGTCCACGAAGCCATTGGATTCATTCCCATCAACGAAACGATTCGTTTTGATACGGTCGTCGATCTCGTGCGAGCCGTGAGTGCCATCAATCCGTTCGAAAAACAAGGCGTACTCTTGTTTTCCGACGACTACCGCGTCCAGTATCGCGTTTTGAATTCCGCCTACGCCGACTATGCCAGCGTGCGCAACAACATTTCGTGTCGAGCCTTTTGCTATTGCATCGCTCGTCGCGATGCCGATAAACGACGCAAGTATTTGGAATTGTATCCCGACAGCGCCCCGATCGCCGATTGGTTCGAATTGCGAATTCCCGTCATCGCGGCCGAATTGCTGCTGGCCTACAAGAATCGATACATCATGAAAAACTACGTGCACGTCAGCCAGGAGCGGCACGGTCTCTTGTTGAAAATTCAGCAATACTACGTGGAAACGAAACGTCACCACCCGGTTCACAAACGAATCACGTTGGCCGACGTGACGCGCATCATCAACGCGTACGACTATCCAGCTCGCGTCTTCAAAATAGCCTACCAGAAAGATAAACCTCAATACAATGGTGTCAAGAAATAAATACAAAAAAAATACCAATGTCTACTAGTTTTAGTATATCCCACCTGATTGTACAACCCGAACCAACCTCACCCTCCCTTAAAAATAGACATTGGTATTTCACACAATAAAAAAAGTTTACAACACTCGATTGCCTGACGTTTGGTCGCCCACAGTTGACTGTAGGAGTTGTTACGGCGTGTGTGTGTGTGTGTGCGTCGAATGATGAACTCTTTTATAGTTATCAACGGTCGTCGTACAACGTGTAACATTGGCAATGAAGTCATTTACTTGGAACGTCACGAGCTGACACCTAAGATTAGGATTGCGTATTCATCTTACAATTATTGGGAATCTATTAGTTGTCGCATAAAAGTCGGATTCGCCAGTGGCAGAACGAAATCTGGATTCATTTTTGGCAAATCCTATATGGGGTTTACATTTGAAGCCAGTGTAACTATCAACCTTGATCCAACTGTTATTCTACTAATGGTTTATCTGGACAATTGGATGTCGATAAAAAAATTCGAATGGGATTTACGATTTAAACCCTTTCCACTGGAATTAAAGTTACGGAGCGCCATTTGTATCCGTGCCAATAGTCTCGATACATCATCATTGCCGCAAAGTTTACAACACTACGTGGCTTCGATTGGTCAAGACGACGCCTAGCGTTGTGTGTCGCCTAGCGTTGTGTGTCGCCTAGCGTTGTCGTTGTCCGGCGCCGGCGGCGATTAGAGCGATGACGACGACAAAGACGGCGATACCGATGATGACGACGGCGGTGATGTTGACGGGCGACGATGGAGGAGGATTCGGTCTAGGCAGCGGCGACGGACCTGGCGACGGACGAGGCGGCGGCGGCGGCTGAGGTGGAGCTTCAAATTTGCAATTGATGGCGTTCTTATTGTCTGAAATGTTGACATTATTATTGTTTAAATTGTCGAAAACGATTTGGCAGACGTCAGATGGGCACGTGGCGTTTTTGACGTCTTGAGTTTTCAAATAGGGTGCCGTGGCGCACGCCGGATACCAGCACCCGTCATTGAAGGGAATATGGGGTTTGACGTTGCGATAATTGGGATCGGTGGATCGTTCGACGCATTTGCAATCGGGATTGTTGGGATGTTTGACGCAATAGTTTTGCACGATCGTGTCCTTGATGTCGGCCGTTTGAGTGTTGTAAAACAGGCGACACTCGTCTCCCACCTGCGTCGTGCTGTTGATGTTGCTGCACTTTTCAAAAGGTTTACCGCTTAGAGGATCCAGAGCGCACAGTGTCGCTTCGCTGCCGCACAGTCGTTCCATCATGAGTTTGTAATTGTCATTGTCACCGAATAAACGTTTGTAATTGTCAATGACGTTGATGCTATTCATTTCATCGATATCGTATTTGCAAACGAGATTGGGAGCTTTGACTTGCCATTCGACAGAGCTCAATGGATCTACGCGACCGTCATTGAGCCCGACGTCGCATTCTTTACGATCGGGAGGCACGCAAACGCGTCGTTGAGGGCAGAATCCACCGACGCACGATTCGAACGACGTGGTTTCGTCTTCGATGCCGCCCGTTTTGTTGCATGGCAATTGTTCTGTCGAGATACTGCATGTACCGAAAGAACACGCTTGGTCGGTCGTGTACGAGTCGCGCGTGCTTGTCTGTTTCTTGAATCCGGTGTAAGACATGTGTTTATAATAAATGTATATACCTTTTACGTTACCACGACAGGTGAAGTACGAGGTCAGAAAAAAATTGACTCTGCGACCCGAAGACAAAAGGAATACGATAAATGTCACAGTCGAAGAATGCGTTAATCCAGTTGAACGATTTGGCCATGAAACATGGGTTCCAAGTCAACACTACATTTTCCATCGCGATCTCGCCGATAGCGTCGACACATCATCAACCCCTGTTTACGTGTAGGTTGCAAGTGGACGAGATGGTGACTCGCGAACACACGGGTCGCAGTAAACAGGAAGCCAAAAGAACGGCGGCTATTGAATTACTGGAACTACTACAACGTCATCACAATCGACAAAAGCCCTATTTTTCGGTACCCATCGATCCGTTTCTCTTTTGGAACGGGTCGGCTCACAAGGTCAGCGTCACGATGGGCGGTGAAACGCGGGTCGTTTCCGTTTCATGCGACCGCATTTCATATCACTATCGTCCGCCGCCGCCGCTGCCGGCGACCAATCAAACAACGGTATAAATTTGTTTTCAATATTTTGTTGTATTGGAAATCTTGAAAACACACACACAAATTAAGTTAAATTTCTGTACTGTTGAGGGACGTCTTTGACGAATCCCAATTTGGCCAGAGTGATGAGCGCTTCGTCGGCAGCTTTTTCTTGGGCTTCTTTTTTCTTGTTACTCGTACCGACGCCTAGCAATTGGTTCTTGTTGTAGGCTCGACTGACGAACATGTTGTTGTCGGCCGAACGCGAGTCCTCGTAGCGCAACTGCTGCAAATGCTGGCGCTGTTCGTCAAACAACTCTTTGAGTCGCGTTTTGCCGTCAACGAGTGCTTCATATTTGATAGAAATGGACAATTCATCGAATATGGAGGACAACAATCGGTAGCACAAATCGTATCCGGCTCCGTTGAACCATACACCTTTAATTTCGTAAATGGTTTCGTTGATGACCTCTTCGAAACAGCCAAAAAAGGCTTCGAATACATCTTCTAGTAGATTTTTTTTACGTTTAATTCTTTCTTCATTCTCTGTGGAAATGTAGTTCCAGAATCCGAGCTTCTCCGAAATGATGTTGAGCTGACCTTTGGAACCGTACTTGATCTTGAGTCGAGCGACAATGTTGACGCCGTCGCTGGTGCGCAATTGCGGGAAACGATTGTACATGTAGGACACGATGAACTTGTTGACGGTCGAATCGCCAATCTGTTCGTGGTACTCGTAATTGTTGGCCTTGTCGTAGTTGACGCTGGTGAAGGCGTTACCGAATTTGGCCATACGTTCCTCGGTCAAACAGAGTTCGATAAATTCTTTCTTGAGTTTCGCTCGAGAAAACAAATCATAAATGAGATTATAAAAACGAATAGATCTGTCACCGTGATACATGCTGTTTATAATTAGGAGGTTGACAAAAGCACTGACGATCCTAGCGTGCCATCGCAACCGCAATCACCTTCGTCAACTTCACCACCAAAGAGGTTGAAACAGTCCACCATGAAGTAGATGAGGAAGACGCTGACGAGAGCCACGAAAAGCCAAAAATAACGACCCTGTTTAATCGTCAAATCTTCTTGTATATTTTGAGCAGCATACATGTTTATTTATACGACGAATATTTAAAGAACAATAAATAATAAAGAATGGCTGACTACGTTGAAGCTTCTTCTACTAAAAAAATGCCCGCGTGGAAATCGGCTATTTTCGTCGCGACGGTTTTCGCTCTGGTATCGCTACCGTTTACGCGTCGAACGCTCGAACGAACGATACCAGCGCTACAGGACAATAACGTTCTCTATTTGGCTACCGTCACGGTTATCATGTACGTCGCGACGCTGCTCATAATTCAAGGTTCTAACTAAAAATAAATGGTAGTAATGAAGACGACGACAGAGATCGTCGCAATAGAAATATAGGCATTTTTTTCCTCGTCTTATTCGTGGTGGTGGCGCCGATCGTCGGCGTTCTCGTCTACGTGTCGCGTCGACAAACATCCGGTGGCGGCACTCGTCCACCCAATCCAAGTCCAGGTCCGGGTCCTGGTCCGGGTCCTGGTCCTGGTCCAAATCCACCGGTTCCGCCATCGAAATTGTGCGGACGACGATTGATTACAACGTTCGACCCGCAAATCGTCGCGGGAACTGACGCTTACGCCGGCAAATGGCCGTGGATGGTGAATCTGTTTAATTGCGGCGCGACCTTGATTTCCAACAGGTGGGTGCTGACGGCGGCGCATTGTATCTCCGACGCCGATTCTAACGATTTAGATTTGTTGTTTGGCGCGTTCGACACGTCTAAAAACGAGAATCAACGCATTTTGGTCAAAGCCAAACGCGTCGTCATTCATCCTCAGTACGAGAAAACCACACTCAAAAACGATATCGCTCTCATCGAATTGCCGGCGCCCATCGTGTTCGACGGCTACAAGCAACCCATCTGTCTGCCCACGCCCAATATGGTGACCCAAGGCAAAAATTTATACGCCGCCGGCTGGGGTAACACGCGTCCCGAAGCGTTTCCCGCTACGCGAGCGACCAAACTGCAAGACGTCTTGCTGCAAGAAGTGGCACCGTGCACCGAATTCAACATCAATCCGGCTCAACAATTGTGCGCCAGCAATCCGACGGGCGGTCGTATCTGTTTCGGCGACAGCGGTGGACCGCTCATGTTGCAACAGGGCGAAAATTGGCACATTGTCGGCATCATGTCGTTCGCGACGGATCCTTGTACGAAAGGTGCGGGTGGTTTCGTTCGGGTATCTCACTATTTACAATGGATTAAAGAAACCACTGGTATTCAACAATAATATAAAGAGTGCTACAGTAATGGAACAACGAGATTTTTGGATTATATTTTTGGTATTTGTCATTTTGGGCGTGGTTGGCGGTGTAGTCTTGTCTCGATCACCGACTTCGGGAGGTGCGAAACCGCCGCGACCTGGCCCTAGTCCTGGTCCGGGTCCTAGTCCTGGTCCGGGTCCGCAACCTAGACCCACAGGTGGTTGCGGCAACGTGGGCACGCAGAGCGGCGTGCAATCGTACGTCGTCAACGGCAAGGATTCGTTCGCCGGTAAATTTCCCTGGATGGCATCACTCGGTGGCTGCGGAGGAAGCGTGATTGCTCCGTCGTGGATCTTGACGGCGGCTCACTGCAATATAGCCGTCGGAGCTCAAATCGCTGCCGGTGTTTTCAATCGAGCCGTGCAAGAACCGCAAAGGCAAACGCGAACCGTTAAACGCGTCGTCAATCATCCGACGTGGAATCAAGGCGACAATTTCCGCGGCGATATCGCTCTACTGGAAGTCGATCGTCCGTTCGAGTTTACGCAATTCGTCAAACCCGTGTGTTTGCCGGCCAACGCGACGATGGATTTGAAACCGATGGTCATCACGGCCATGGGTTGGGGGTCGGTGACAGGCGACAGAGGCAGTTCGGCGACCATCATGCAAGAAGCGGAAGTTCGCGAAATGACGGCCACCATCCCGATAAAACCTGAAGAACAGTTTGCCGCCGGAGGGGGAACGAATACGACGACGTGTTTCGGCGACAGCGGTGGTCCTCTGATCGTCATGCTCAACGGACGAGCGACTCAAGTGGGCATCGTGTCTTTCGGCACCAACCCGTGTCGTCCGCCGTCGTACTATACGCGCGTGTCGTTTTTCACGTCGTGGGTGGAATCGGTCGTGGGTGCCGTGTCAAAAAACTAGTCAGCCGGCCGATACCGGGCGTGGATCCCATCGTTCCAGCGGCCGCCTCTCCGCAGCCAGCGCCCGATATTTGGCCGTCACCACCACCACCACCACCACCACCTCGCGGCGACGTAGTCGTTCGTCGGGTCGTGTGGCGACCCGTCAATCGTGTTTGGGCGCCAGCGTGGCGTCGTCGGATTTGAGTACGCTCCGCTTGTTTTCGTAGTCAAAAAGAGAAAATGGGTTCAGGCAAAAAAACGGGAGACAGCAGCAGCAGCGCCACCACCACCACCACTACTACTAATAGAGACGGCCGTGACCGTATCATTGCTCCCGAGGTGCTGATGGTTGACGAACGTGTTGACCAACTGGTTTTACCCGACGTTGATGTCCTGGTAAAGTATGTCACGTGTGAAGGTCGAGTTCGTCAATTGTCTATGCCAGTCGCCGATCGTGAAATTGCCTATCGTCAATTGACGGCCGATTTGGTCAATATCGTTTTCCTCTTTGTTTTTTTGGAGAGTGACGACAACGCCTCTGGCAATTTTGAAACATTATTTCGTCAAGAATTTCCGCTGATCGAATTGAAGTATGAAAATCCTCTAACTTTGGAAACGTTGTGCGCTCTCGATTTAGAGAAACGTGGCAAGATCAAGACAATTTTTCCCGCTGTATTGCGTCATCGAACTCGACAATTGGTGGTGAATTTTTTCGAAAACTTATTTTATTGCGACGAACAAATTGAGACTCTGTGAGAAATGGTATTTATAAATTCTATATATTACACGACGAATTGCGTCGTGTTGAAAAACGTGACGAAACCCTTGCAAATTGAAGGTTCTTGTCTGGTGAGAATTGGCACGATTTACGAAATTCAGCATTATCAAGTGAAGACGCGCGCCGTCATTCCCATTGAACGTCACACGGTGTTGGTGGCCGTTTTCAAAAAATACATCAACGATAGCGTTTGGCGCGAACACTACCACGTCCACGTGCCTTCTCTGCAAACGTTGAGTTCTTTTGTTTTGGCCGATCACAGCGTGGCCGTCCCGTGGCCGTATTCGAAATTTATTCCCGTCGAAGAAGAATTTGACGACGTGACGTTTAGCATTAGCAGCAGCAGCAGCAGCAGCGATAGCGACAGTAGTTACGTGACGACCGACTACGAAGAAGAAGAAGATTAGATCATGGACGTGTTTATCGAGAGTGACAGTCGAGGAAGTGTGGTCGATTGTCGTCAACACAATCACGTGGTGGTGTTTGGAAAGTGTACGGTACGAGTGGGAACGCAAACTCGCGTCTACGAAAAACATTGTCTTCGTTTGAAATTCATTCGCTTACCTGTGGACACGGTTCTCGTTGTAGTCTACGTCGATTGGATAGACGAATCGTTGTGGTCTCGACTTTATTTTCCTGAATCGCTGACACCTATTGGCGGTACATGCGAGATTGATTTTCCGCATCCTCGTGATTGTTTAAACATCATTTGTATCAGTTACGATAGCAACGACGATGACACAGATAGCGACAACGTATTTGATTGACACCATTGCGGAAGGGGCGTTAGACGTGGTGGCGACGGTAGTGTGTTGCGACGATTGCGAAACGGCGGCTTTTTTAGGTCACGTGGCGTGTTTGCGTCAGCCGTGGGATTGGACGTGCGCGCGAGCGGCGGCGTCGACGGGTCGTCTCGATTGTTTGAAATATTTGCACCAACGCGGTTGCGAATGGAATCATTTCGTGATGGCGGCCGCGGCACATGGCGGATTCATCGACTGTCTAGAGTACTGTATCGATCACGGATGTGCGATGGATCCTTTTGTGACGTATTGCGCGGCTCAAGCGCGTCGCGTCGACGTGTTGCACTACTTGCGTTCGCGCGGGTGCCCGTGGAATGCGGAAACGATGCGCGTTTGCGCCTACAATGACGATTTGGTCAGCGTTCGCTATTTGAGACGTCACAATTGCCCTATGCCCGACGATTGGAGCCGTGACGACGATTGCCCGTGGAATCTGATGACTCGCAACACTAGAAACAAGTGTAGAATGCTTCACGTCACGTCTCGCATGTATAAATGTCTTTTTAAAGATCCCGTTTCATTTTAATTAAATATACGTATAAATAGTGTCTGTGTAGTCGTATATATTTCTGTAGTGTTTGTAGTTTCATTTGGTGTGTGTGTGTACTGGGTAAGGCATCACATACTAAATGAAACTTTTTTGTTACCACACTGGATTGAATACACGATTTTTAACTGTATGTTTGACGGGTGGTGGAACGCTTACTTTGTCGACGTTATTGACGCCGACGTTCCGTCCTTGGACCGTTTTCAAAAAGACGGTGTCGGCTTTACTCATTTCCACGTGATCGGCCGTCATTTCCATACGATAGTCACCGACGAGCGTGCTATCGCCGTGAATGGCTAGCGAATCGACGAGTAGCGTGTAACCCAACGGGATGCGTATGCCGATAATGTCAATATGTTGATCACGCATGCGCGCCGCCATGACGAAACCTTTGGCATGTTTATCAACGGGACTCATGGCTTGTATGAAGGGATGTCGTTCGAGAAAGACTCCCTCTTTGGTCATGGCGTAGTCGTAATAGTTTTCAGCGAAATGGTAGCGAACCGAAAACATGGTTTTCTGGTTGTTTTGCGTGTCGTACGTGACGCGCGACGATTCGACGAGACGCACATTGTAGTCGATGTAGTTTCCCGGCCGGTCGGTAACGGGTACGACTAGATCGCTGTTGTTCAACACGAGCTTTCCGGCATTGGGAAAAAGACTGTCGTCAACGTTGCCCAATGAAGCGCTGAGCCACTGGACGTTGAGGCACGTGACGCATTCGGGTCGCACTATGGGCAATGTATCCACTGACGTCAACGGGTGGCGGTAGGGATCGACGCGACCGAAATACTCTAGAGGACCGATCATGGTGTCGTCGGGTGACGTGCCGCGCACAACGAGTAAATTCTTTAAATTGAGCAATAACCGGGTGGCGCACATGTCGTCGCCGATGGGTCGTGGTACGGTCTTGTAGTCGCGTCGCAGCACCGTTTCCACTCCGCATTTGAAACGAACGAATCGCATGTTTTTTATTATCACTACAGCCACGCTTGAGATGCCGTGCGCGAATTGAGAAAAAAATTCACTCGGTTAGAGATAAAAATTATCGTATCTCCAAGATTCGTAAAATGATTCAACAGCTAGCACTTGTTGTCTTTGCGTTTGGTGTTGTTCACGGAGCTATTCCTCGAAATATTCAAAATCATCAAATGGCAGCACTGGCAGCCGTTTCGACGCAACACTTGGGACACCAGGATGCGCTCAAAGTGATTATTCAAGAAAAACTGGACGCTTTCCACATGAAACTCGTCAAGAGCGTCTATACCGATGTCGGCGAATGGGTTCAATATTTCGAAAATTTCATTACGGCTAAAATATTGGATCACGAAATGTTGATGCAAAACCAAGTGGCCGATTTGGGCAGCATGTTTGAGAACACGTTGAAACTGTTTGGAAAAACGGTGAGCAAGTACGACGCCACGTTGGCTTTGTTGCAAGAATCGAGCGAAAAGATTTGGAAGTATCAGGAAAGGTACGAAACGCGGTGCGCTCGTAAATCGACGACCGATCGAACGCCTCGTCATCGTCACCGACAACACCAATCAGCGGAAGTAGTAGTACCAGAAGTAGCAGCCGCCGAAGCACCACCAGTAGCAATTTCTGCGAGCGGTGCCGAATTTGTCGACGTTGGCGGCGACTACGACGAAGCACTGGAAGCGTTCAACAACGCCACGGAATCCATCTACGTGCCAACTACGACGACCCGATCGACCATGTCTGAAGAAGTCAAGGCCGAAATCCGTCAATGGTTGAAACCTATTTTCGTTCAAGGTTAAAATTTTGTTTTTTTTAAAAAAGGTATTTTATGTTGTGTATTTTCCAAGTTTTTTTTACCTTGGAAAATTTAGCATGTGTGTAATAAAATGGAGTATGAAAATTTCATAGCCGACTACAGGAAATCCGTGTATTTCTATAAAGAATTTCAAGAGACGAAAACGAGTCGAGACATTTACAAGCATCAATCATTTTTGGCCACTTGGTTCGGCAACGTCTACAATGAAACGGATGAACTGTTGCTCTTTCACGAAATGGGAGCCGGCAAGACGTGCACGAGTATTCGCATCGCCGAACGACTGTTGACGTTGCATCCGCACGAGTATCGTGGCGTCATCGTCATCGCTCGAGGTCAAGGTTTGATCAACAATTTCGTCAACGAAATCGCCGAAAAATGCACCGACGACAAGTACAAAATCGCGCCGGCCACTTCGGCCGACGGCGAGTTCAACGAGAAACTCTTTCGCAGTCGCCAGCGCAAAAAAATCCACCAGACGTACACGTTTTTCACGTTTGAAATTCTGGCTAAAATGATCAAAGATTTACCCGACAAGGTGTTGATGCAACGTTTCGATTCGCACATCATCATCATCGACGAGGCGCACAACATTCGCGACAACGAGCACAACACTCATTTGAAAATCTACAACGAAATTCATCGCCTACTGCACGTGTTGCAGCATCGTAAAATCGTCTTGTTGACGGGCACGCCGATGAAAGACGGACCCGATGAATTGGCTGGCATCATGAATCTGATTTTACCTCTGGATCACCAAATGCCGGTGGGCAACGCGTTCACGACGACATTTTTCGACGAATCGCATCACGTCAAAAACGGAGAGCTGTTGAAATCGTATTTGAGACGACGCGTGTCCTTTGTCAAATCGGTCAACGTCGACGTGCCCAAAGTGTACATGGGTAAAGTGGTGGCTCCGTTAACGCACTTTAAATTGGTGTGTCTACCGATGCGCGAGGAACAGAACGCGGCGTACGAACGCGCTTGGCGCATGGACGCTCAGCACGTCAACGTGTACAACAACACGCGCCAAACGTCGCTGTACGTCGACGCCGAGGGCAAATGCGGAAAACAGGCCAAAGCCGTGGCTCTGTCCAAATTGGCCGACTATAGTTGCAAGTACGCTTTCGTCATCGATCGATTGGAAGAGGCTAGCGCCAAAGGTGAACTGAGTATGGTGTACAGCGATCTGATTCAAGGTTCGGGACTGTTGATGTTGGCCAAATTGTTGGATCAGCGAGGTTGGTCGTCGTCGCCGCGTCATCGTCGTTCGTACATTGTTCTGACGTCGTGCATCAGCGAAGCCAAAAAACAGCACTTGCTCGGTCTGTTCAACAGCGCCGAGAACGCCCGAGGCGAAATCATCAACGCTTTGCTAGGCAGTCGCGTCATCACCGAAGGTTTCACTTTGCGCAACGTCATTCACGAGCACATTTTGACGCCGCACTGGAATTACGGCGAAACGTCGCAAGTTATAGCTCGAGGTTGGCGCAACAGTCATCACGATTTAATCGCTATGGGTTTGCGACCGGTGGTTCACATATACCAGTACGCGGCCGTGGCGCGCACTTTTCCCAGCATCGATCTCATCATGTACAACATTAGCGAACAAAAAGATTTTCAAATCAATAAGATTGTTCAATTGGTCAAAGAATCGGCTTTCGATTGTTATCTGTTCAAGGAGCGCAACGAATGCGGCGACGACGGCGAACGCGATTGTCAGTATCGAGCGTGCAAGTTTACGTGCGACCAAGAGCCGCAAGGTGACGAAGCGTTTTCCATCACGCGCAACTACGATCTTCATTTCTACACGGGTTCCAAAGAATGGACTCGTCATTTCGAGTGGTTGCGTGACCTGTTTCGTCGTCGTTGGTGCGTTCCGTGGTCGGAATTCGAAAGTGCTACTCAGCCGCTGGACGTGACGCGCATGCAATTGGTTCAACTGATCAAGCACGTGGTCAACACGTACGTGGTGATGGTGAATCCTCGAGGCAACGCATCTCACGTTCGCTACGACGACACGGGTGTCTATTTGACGACGTTGTACGACCGAAAGCGAGCCAATTTCTACGACTACTTGTTGAGTAAATACGAATCGAAACCAATGCACACGACGGCGGCGTTGAGCATGTGCACGTATTTGCGACGCAATTTCGTGGCCGACGTGAAACGTTTTCAGAACGACAAGAATTTCTTGATCAATATGCCGACGTTTTTGCAGCGCATGTTGTTGAAAAACGTGTTGCGATTGAGGTGCACGCGACCCGAAGCGCACGTGGCTCTGCAGCGCACCGTGTGGTTGCACTACAAGTCGAGCGTGTACGAAGACGATCACCGTTTGGGCTACCATTTGCGTCGCGGCGATTCGTTTTGCGTGGACAAGAGAACGGGTTACGAGTGCGACACTCGGGTGGTGGACGATTATTTTCAAGCTCGAAAAGTACAGTTTGAAAATAACGAGTACGGATGCTACGGGCAGGAGAATCGCGATCTCGGTGAATTTTGCATCAAGATAACTGACAATGATAAAAGTAGTAGTAGGAGTAGTAGTAGTAAAAAAGGTGATGGTTGTAGCGGTGGTGCCGCCGCCGCCGCTGATCGACGTAAAATCAAGAGCGGTCGTCGCTGCGTCAATTGGCACAAATCCGAGCTGATTAAATTGATTGAAAATAAACTGAAATTTCCCGTAGATCACGCTCTGAGTCGCATTGAATTGTGTCGTCTCATTGAACTGTTTTTGAAATCCAAGAAACTGATTGAAAACGACGACACGTGCGGCACTCAGTACAAACGCAAATTGTTGGACGACGACGAAAATAACTAATTGTAACTGAGAGAGATCCATCGATATCGACCGTCGTACGCGTCTCTGACGGAAGCGTAGAGCGTGTTATCTATGCCGACGACGACGCGATTACGATGTTGTTCGGCGCTCTCTTCGGGTTCCATCATGTAATTGACCATTTATTTTTAGATTTGAATAGCTCTAAATTCTTCGAGTGAATAGGCGGCCATACATTCGCTACTGCAGAAATGAATGATTGGAAAATCGGTTTCGTACGTTTCGATAAAAACGGCGTCTTTGGCCTTGTGCTGACGACAGTGCATGCAGAGACGTTCGTGGAAGGCTAAATGTTTTTCAATGAGAAGGACCAACTGATTGACTTGGTCGTCATCGTCGGCGGCGATAATGTGAGCGTTATCGGTACTATTGGTGGTGGTTGTAGATGGCGGTTTGACGTACGTGTCGAGGAAACGCTGAAGAGCGCGTCGATCGAGATGCACTCGCGTGTACGGATTGACGCCACTTTCGTGTTCGATAATGTGAAACATTTGGCCGATAGAAAATCCGTAAATGTCGTTGCCGTCTTGCATGTAGACAATGTCCTCTTCGGCGACGTCGACGAGATGCGTGGCGTTTTTGCACACCGTTTTCCAGCTGGGTAATTGGACGAATTTAATTTTGGACGAAACCATTTTGGTCCTGCCGCCGTAATTCATTTTGACGCTGCTGTTGTTGACCAGTAGGGAATCGATGCATTCGCGTCGGGTTTCCACCCATTGATCGTACAATTGCCGGCTAACGTGCTGGAGAGTTTCGACCGGCGTGGCGGCATCGTTGTACAATTCTCCCAGTTTATCGTACTCGTTCATAAAGGGCAACATTTCAGGATTGTAGTACTTTTTTTTGAATCGTTTGACAAAGACACTTTCGTGGACGATCGACAGTTTGGGATTCAAAAATATAACGAATCGACACATTTCGTCGATGAATTGACGGCCTACGGTGAAGCGTTCGGCAAAGACGTTGATGACGCGCCGAACATAGTCGCAGTCCATGTCGAGACGACATTTGATGTAGCTCTTGAAAAACTGGCCGTACGTTTCGACGTCGACGTTGGCGTCGAGAATGCGTTGAATTTCATCGGTCCTGATGTTGTGCTTCCAATTGACGAGATACTGTTGCTGAGCGTTGAAAATCTCTTCGTTTTGTCGGAAAAGTCCGTACTGGGTGATGATGCCGACGATGAATCGGTATTCGACGTTTTTATGAACGACGGTGGTGACGTTTCCCTGTTGGGATTTACGTCGAGCGACGCTCTGCACGTCGAAATAGAACTTGTTGGCTCGATGATAGGTGTTTCCCTGATCGTCGCGAAGCGAGTCTTGCAAGATGATGAGCGATTCGGCGGCTAAATTTTGAACGCACAAATAAATGTCGTTGACCTTTTCTTTGAACCAAGGTAGGATGCGATAAAAGTCACGTATTTCGTTGAAAAATCCATCTTGATTGAAACGAACAGTTTCCGGCTGTCGTTTGGGTGTGTCGATGACATTTTTTTGCGAATCGAGACATTTGGTTTCCATCGTTTTATTGTTGTGTGCGCGCGCACACGAATCGCGGTATATATATATATATAAAGTGCTACACGTGTGTGTGTGCCCCACAAAAAAATGCTAGACCTCTTACCGGAAGAAGTGTTGCGCCAAATAGCCGCGTATTTGTCGTACGTCGACTACAAGAATTTGTGGTACGTGATGCCGAGCGTGAGAAGCGAAACGAGACACGCGTTCGCCGAACGACTGAATGATTATTTTTCAACTATCGAAACTTTGGCTACAGCGTCGGAGTGTCCAGAGTCGACTACACAAAATCGGTTAACGGTGGAATAGTTTCGCGAGCGCCAAACAGTTGGTGATTGATGTAGAGAACGTGAAGACCGAGATCGGAGGGCGTGACGCGAAGACCGTAAAAATTGGCGTACGGTCCGGCTTTGGAGAGAACGCGCTGAGACACATCTTTGGTGCCGTCTGTGATGACGACGAGATCGAAAAGCGATCGCGACACGTGTCGTTCGGGCCACAGCGAGTACTCGTCTTCGTTGAGAAGAAACGAGCACCGATGTTTGGTCATGTTGAAGGGACGATTTTTCCATTTATAGAGACGAGACGACCATTTGATCTTGTACCACACGTAGACCCAGTACAAAATTGGATAGATAAAAGCTCTGAACAAGAGTGTGGCAGCCGACAGTAGAAGGAGAGCCAGAGTGTAATACAAACATCCTAGAATATCTATATCCATATTTTGTTTTTTGGAAATCTTTTGTTTAGCTGAATAAAAAATGGGTACGTCAATGTCACAGCCTCGGCGACAGACTATAGATCGACAACATTATGTGTACTACTATTGCATTGGCGGCTACTATTGTTTTTACCGTCCTTGTGTAGTGTGATTCATTTAATTCCAATTAAATGAATCGCAAATCATTGTCAGAATACGTTATTTTCGTCACAACGACTATCGTTCCAGCTACTGCAACCGAAAGAGTTGCGTTTCTCATACCATTTGTCTCTCTCATAGTTGTGTGTTTCTCTCAGTAAGCCATTGACACGTGAAACAACGTCACGAAATCATTCGGTCCATCTATGGAGATATCAAACACCGTGATGACGAGCACGGACAAACGCATCGACAAATATAACCCTTTGCAGGTGCCTAAAGTGCCCATCAAGGGTCACAACCAACTGTATCAAAAGAAAACCTCTACGGGTCAGAAAAGAACGGCAGTCTAGTCTGCCATATACAATCATCCACGACGACGATTTCCCCGCGCACGATTTCCTTTACGACCGCATCAACATCGACCTTACGCATGGTGGAAAAAGGAAAGAAAAGACCAATCCGAAACTTAATCCGAAACGGGATCGACGTACCACTGAGTGTGGAAAAAAAGAACAAAAAGTCCAACGACGACGTCTAGTAGCCAAAGAACCCGAAAAACTTTTCCTGTTGATAATCACCGCCTTGGATAATAAAAATCAACTAATTCTCGGTCGAAAGATTCGAAAGACAGTCACTCACGTATCTGAATGAATTCGATATCCCCCTCTGTCGCAAACAGCTCCACTAAACTGTAGATCCCATGAACACAACTAGTGCCATTTTACGAAATTAACAAATGATCTGAAATCATTGGAATCTCAATCCCAACTCTCTGTATCAGGTACACAAACAAAGTTGTGAAATGACCCACCCCTTAGAAACATTGGGGGAATGGAGAAATAACCACCCGATCTATCGCCGAGTGAAACCCACTATACAACAACCAACAAAGTTGCGTGTCATCAACCATGCCAGTGAATTACCAACACAGTCCACATTTAGTTCTTTACATACTTTCGTAGACTGTTGTCTCCTTTATTTCCTGCTACACCCACTACTTATTACTTTTGTAACCACACGTCACACCTTGAACGTGAAATGACCACACTCTTCTCCCCAAGAGTTCAATTGCCTCCCTAGTTGGGGGTACCAATAAATTCAAATTCTCCATGATTTTTTAGTGTGATGGACGCGGCCATTTAAATTTGCCAAACAATTCCTTAAAACCAATGCAATCACGT